TCAGCAGCCACTGGTTCTTCCGCTGGCTCAAACGCATCCATGTCTGCTTGTATACCACCTGTGGTTACGCCCACACTACGCATGCTAGGTAGTTCACTTTCAACACTGATATCAGCATTTTCTTCACGCCATAACTTACTGTTCTCTGACATTTCTTCTTCTGTCATACCCAAGTAACGCTGCATTAGGAAACGCTTGCTCATATATGGATAACCTTCCAGTGCTTGGAATGTATTAATTCTAGCACCGTCCATTTCAGTTTCTCTGTAACTAGCAAAGTTCTGTGGCTCATTAAAGCGTAGTTCAAATGTACTATTGTCAATTTCAACACCGCGCCACTTCAAGAACATTTTAAATTCTCTATCAAACGTAGAACAGATAAGACGCTGTAGTCTCATGCAGTATTCGTTAAAACGCTTTTCCTGAATCATTGCTGTACCAACACGACCGTCATTGTATGCCGCTGGACTATCTTCAAATCCAGTTGGCAAGTAACTGCTAGGTATACGCAATCCACGGAACAATTTGTTAGTAAAGAATTTTAAGTCATCAATCTCACCAAGATTTGTGCCACCTGGTAGTGTATCAACTTTACTGCCTCTGCCTTCTGCTGTTTGTGGAAAGAAGTAATCTTCGTTTGTACTAAGTGGATTGTATGTTGTATCCATAATATTAGTACCGCCACCAGTTTTACTTGGGATACGGCGTTGATGAATTTCATTTTTAACACGCTCAACAAAGCTCATAGCCATGTGACTGGGCATGTTGCCCACATCAATGTAGAATACTCTGCGCTCTGGCGCACGTTGAATACGGTAGATAATAATAGCATCCTCAAGCAGTTCTTTTTGCTTGTATACTTTAAACACTTGTTCCAGGATACTGTTACCAAAGGGCCAGTTAGGATCAAGTCCTTCTGTTAAACTAGCATGTACAATATGCTCTGCTTCAATTGCTTTTTCATTAAGAGCTCTATCAAAACGTCCTTGCGCACTGCTTCCGCCGCTGCCATCATATTGTGTACTAGGCTGAATATAGCCTCTGTTTTTATATAGATCACCTTGATTTGTATGGTCACTGTATGTGCTTGCTGTGACTGATAGATTTTCAAAGTTAGGATTAATATCTTTGATAATGTATTGCTCTGGCTTTTTGCCTTCACTTTCATTAACAATAATCTTTGTAACTTTGCTCATTTCACTCCAGTATAATTGGAATGTTTCTGGATCTCTGATGAATACCTGATCTCCGTACTTTAGTGTATTACGGAAAATTTTAAACAATCGCATGTCAAGATCATTGAGATTGTTCCAGTTAATGAGCTGCTTTTTAATAATATCAATTTCACTCTCAGTTGGTGTTTCGTGAAAGTGAATATCAAAGCCTGTGCCATTCTCACTGTTTGTTTGTGTACAAAACTCAGCAAGAATATCCAGTGCAGCATTAATCTCACTGTCAATATCCATGGTCTCATATTGACCATAGCGTTCAGTACGGTTAGGATGTCCACTATAGACCTCAGGCAAATGACTTGCATAGTGACTGTACTTTGTACCGTCGGCTCCGCCTCTGCTTGTATTTGTTAAAGGACTAGCGTCCTTGACTAATGTGAAGTGCTTTTTCCAGCTCATAACTTATTATACTACCTTATTGTGTATTTACCTAATTGTTTAGCACTAGTCAATCTGTTTAATTGCTCTCTCAAGTGTATCGGTTTGATCAGTTAATGCTTTATATACTTTAACCAAAATATCCACAGTCATATCAAATCCTGATTGCTCAGATTGTTCGTTTGCTGGCATTATTCTATTAATTTCATCCAGTCTTGCTTGTGCTGCTTCCGCTTCTTGTGCAAGTTGTTCTTGGCGCTGTGCTTCCATTTCTTCTGCTTGTTTTTTATTAAATGATCCAGTGGCACCACTGCTTTCATCCATCATACTAGCATTGTATTGTGCAAATTTTTGATCTGCTGTGTTTATACTAGCTCTAGATTGTATATCAGCTAACTGAGCTTGTAACTGGTTTCGCTCTGTGGCATAGCCCTTCATCTTTTCAGGATCCATCATATCCATACCGCCAGGTGCTGCAGGATTTTTACCTGCAATAGTATCTGATGCTGTTTGGATTGCAAGGCCCAGTGCTTTAATTGGCAGCGTAACTGCTTCTATCATTACTTTGCCACCGCCACTGTCTAAAAACTCTGTAAAGATTTTACTTACATTGACTTGTGCATTTTGAAATTCTGTTGCAACATCTGTCATAGCATTGGTTGCTGCACTAGCACTGCCTTGCAGTGACTCCATGTCTGTTTTAATATTTGTAAATGCTTGAGTATTTGCTTTAATGCTTGCTTCGGTCAATTGGTTAAACTGTCCAACATATGCTTCGACCATGGCATTTCCTGTTCCAAAGATACTCATGCTTGCCATGTCAGCTGCCTTTTCTCGGTCTTGGGCAATTAGGTCTGCATTTGCTTCTGCTCGCTCATATACACCACTAAGTTGCTGTCCGACATCAACACCTTCTCTGACATTTTTTACAGCGTCCATGATAAATCCGCCCATGTGGCCAGCACCTTCAACTGCCATAAGAGATTCTGCACTGAACGCATCACCTGTAAGTGCTGCTTCTTTAATAGCACCACTAAGATGCGGAAACTGTTTGAGCAGTGCTTCCATTTCTGTACGCTGCCCAGTACTCATTTTTGCAATAGTTGCTTGGAATGCAGCGTCTTGTCTCACTGCTTTTTGCTTTGCTTTTTCTGCTTCTATGCTTTCGCCGTTGAGCGCACTCATCATTTTTTGTTGTTTAGCAAGTCTTGCTGTGCCTGCTGCAACATCTGCTGCACTTGTTCCAAATGTTCCCATGCGCTGGTTACTCATAGCAAGTGTTTCCATGTATTCTGCAGTTCTAATTCCCATGTCTTCAAAACTAAAGCCCATGCGTAAAAACTGATCACCTTGACTGGCAATAAGTTGTGCATTGGCTTTGCCAAATTCTTTAGCACCTGCGCTTGTTGTACCGCCAAATACAGCCAGGGATTTGCCTGCTTTACCTACAACGCCGCTAAGTTGCTCAATGGTTAAACCAGCACCATGTGCTGCTCGTCTTGTTGCAATTAAATCACCGCCAAAAAGAGCACCACTTGCTTGTAATTTGTTAAACTCTGCAGTAGTTTTACTCATTGCACCAACAAAAATACCAGTTAGTGCCGCGGCTGCGCCAATACCTGCTTTTGCTACACCTCCAAGTACTTCGCCGATTCCTCCAAATGCACCTGATATTCCACCAACCGCTGCTTGTGCTAGTTGCGCAGTTTGGTTGACAAGACCTGTGGTCATTCCATAAGGATCATTACTGTTAAGAGTACTGCCCAGACTGGTCATACTAGCACCAAAACTATTCATATATTTTTTTGCACTTTGGGAAGCTCTTCCTAATCCACTGACACCAAATTTGGCATCGTCGGCTTCAATTCCTAGTCCTTTTACACTTTGTCCAGATTGCTTTATACTTTGTGATGCAGCATTTGCACTGCTTGCTAGTAATTGTTGGTACTCAGGACTGTTAGCGTTGCCCGCACTGCTCATTACTGCAAGAATACGAGCCAGTGTCTCTTCTTGCGCAGCATTATTAAGGGTAATTTGTTGTCCCCCTAGATCACCTGTTACAGCCATGTTGTTCTTTTCTCACTAGTTATATGCGTATATAAATACTAATACGCTTACAGTATTTATATGGAGAAAAAACCATGGTCGATGTACCAGAGAACTTTTCAATGACACCCGAACAAATTATGCAGATGCAGCAAAAACCTGAAAATCCACTTGCAAAATATCTAAGACAGCCAGCGATTTATCTAAAGTTGCCCAGCGAAGGCAAGTACTGGGAACAAGGTGCACTGGAGATGCCACTGAATGGAGAACTACCAGTGTTGCCCATGAGCACCAGAGACGAGATTGTATTAAACACTCCGGATGCACTAATGAATGGACAGGGCGTGGTTGATGTTATTGAAAGTTGTGTTCCAAATATAAAAAATGCTTGGAAAATGCCACTTACAGATGTTGACAGTGTACTTATAGCAATTAGAGTTGCTAGTTATGGTGAATCCATGGAGTATAACAGCGTATGTCCAAGTTGCAGTAACAGCGATACCTACGAAATAGATCTTAGACAGTTTTTAGACATGAGTGCAGATATTAGTGGTTATCTCACGCCTTTTGAATACAAGGGCATGCAAGTACATCTTAAGCCCATAGACTACAGTGTAATCAATATACAAAACCTAGATCAATTTGAACAACAGCGTATGATAGTTACACTCAACAATGATAACATTAGTGAAGAAGAAAAACAAGCAAGATACTATGAAATTTTCCGTAATATGACACGCTACACTATTAAGAATGTTAGTGGGTCAATTGACCGCATTGTTACACCAGACGGACAAACAGTGACAGACATAGAACACATTGAAGACTTTTTGGAAAACAGCGAAAGACAGTTCTTCAGTGCCATGAAATCTAAAATGGAAGATGCCAACAAGGGAATACCTCCCAAGAATGTAAACAATACCTGCAGTGAATGCAAGCATGAATATGAAAGTCCATTTACCTTCGACCAAGCAAATTTTTTCGCATTCGCCTCTTAACTATGACAAATGACCAAATTGTTCAGATGTTAGAAGATTATGACAAAGAGGTTAAGAGGCTAAAAAAGTTTATTGCAAGTTTATGTTGGTATATGAGAGGCATGAGTTATGCTGAACTCATGAGTATGAGTCTTAACGACATAGCATTATTCAATGAAGTTCTAGAAGGCAATGTCGAACTTAGTAAAAAAGCCAAACAACTAATACTTTAAGGGAATGAGCTAAAGCTCATTCGTTCATTTCACTTCGTTTCATTCACTTTTTTTTACTAGCGAAGCGACGATTATCTTACAGAACCGGAGCTCATACTTCACCCGTTTCCGGATGAAGTACTGAATGAATATCTTACTAGTCCATCACTCACTGTTATAAGAAGATTGTATTACTACACGGAGGCGGAAACCCGCTGACCCCCTACTTCAGCCTTCACTGAATAGTCTCGGAACCTAGCACACATCATAACAGCAATGTGTGTTCAGTTGCGGTTGCTTTTTCTCAGAGCCGCTATCTTTTGTGCCTAAAGTTGGTTTTACTTGTGTCAACGACGGTTTAATGCGCAGACCGTAAACGCTAAATTATTAGTATTATGACACTATGTTAGCCATTTAATTGTTTGTTGTTGAGAATACCTTTACCGTGTACTCTCACTCTAATGTGCCCATTGTAGTATTCGTCGGATTCTAATACTTTGTAATTGAATTGTTCTCTCGCTTCAACGTAACTTAGTTCACTTTTGCTAGTGCAATAGAACAGTATTTCGCGTTTGAAACTTTGTGTGCCTAGTTTTTCAACATCTTCGTTGAGTTCATCTGATGAGCCATAATATTCGCGCCAGTCACTTTCTACAGTGCTACGCCTTTTGTTTTTTCTGCCTTTGAGAGGTGGTTTAGTTCTTTTGAATTGTGCCAGTTTTTTGCCAATGTATTTTCTATTGTTAGTTGTGTTTGTAATCAAGTATACAAAGCCCACAGTACCTTCTGGTAGTTCTTCTACAATTTCGTCATTATAATACCAAAGTTCCATGTGCTTTGTATATATGCAAGATTACATATTGTTCTTCTTTTCCTGAATCTCAGCGCGGCGTGCCTTGCTAAGTTTGCCAATTTCGCCCAGTGCTTTGCGAGCGCGAGTTGCTGCGGCTTTAACGCCTTTTTCTTCAAATGCAGCATGCTCTTTCAAGTATGCTTCATATTGTTCTACGATCTGTTCGTGTGACATAGTATGTCTCCTTAGTTTGTTTCATATCCAACTGCATAGTTTTCATCTACAACGCTTGCTCTGCATTTTAGACTACATTCTACCCAAGTGTCATTTTTCATTCCTGTAAAAAACTTTTCCCATAACTCGTGATTTAACACTTGTTCTATAGTTAGTCCATTTTTTACGTTCAGTATATGTCTATATTTTTCAAAAAAACTATCTTCATATTTAATAGTCTTATTTTCAAAACTCATGCTTTGATAAGGAAAACTTGTCCAACTACATGGATGAACTGTGCCTTCAGCATTTATATACATGCCTCGATTGCCTACTAGACAAAGAGGTAGAATTCCATTTACTTCTCTTGTATTATAGTACTTTTCTTTGTTAGTTGTCAAATATTGATTCGTATTTTGTGTGCGATTAGTTAAAAGTTGTGTGTTTCTTTCGTATCTGTCTGTTTTACTAATAAATTCTTGACGAGGTTCAAGCAAATCTTCACCATATGCACCGTCATATTTACTACTAAATTTTGTACTTTTAGTCCATTGTACTGCATCGCAGCCGTTGGTCTTTGCAAGTTCTACAATTTTTTGTGTATGATCTTGATTAAAGTTAAAATAGATTGCTGCCCAGTTTACAAAAGCGGTGCTCTGATGGCCCATGATGTGCATACCCTGCATAATACTTTTAAAGTTACTGTTTACTCTGTACAGATCATTGCTTATTTGATCGTATCCATCAACGCTAAAGTTTACAGTATCATACTCGTTGCTAATTCTAGCAAATTCAGTCCACCAACGTTCTGTTTTGTAACTTCCGTTAGTAATAGTATATACATGACAGTTTGGTTTTACAGTTTTTATATATTCTACAATTTGTAAGTAGTCTTTACAGTAAATTGGATCACCAACATCTCCACACATAGTAAAACGTTGCACAAACTCACTAATAAAGTCAGGTGTAAAAGTACGTTTAAATTCTTCCAAACTAATTTCTTTGTTTAGCCAAGGCGTGTCTGGCATCTCTGTTCTAGGACATCTAGGACATCTTAGACTACATTTGCTGCTTGGCTCAATGTGCCAATGATAAAATTGCCATCCGTATTTGTTAATCATATAATGTGACTTCTTTCAAATAAGGGGTTTCCAGCATTAGATTAACTAGGCTTGCTACTTTGCAAGCATGCATTTTAGTTGTATCTATGTGTTTTATCATGGGAGTATCTACAGGACCAGGGCTAATCATATGTACATTGCACTGTGTATTGGATTGTGCAATTGTGCGAAAAGTCGCTAGTAGATCCTGTTTGTTGTCACGATATTCCCAGGGCTCTGAGTCCAGATCTTTTTCCAATCGTGGATAATCTGTTATATAACTCCCTATGTTTATAATAGTACGATTGGTATTTTTCCAATGCGCATGCACTTGTTTAAGAAGTTCACTTTGACTAGTTTGATAATAGGCATTGTTTATGAACACAGTACAATCTTGGCGTAGTATATCCTTCATAATTTTCCAGGGTTCTGCTAGATCCCAGCCCGTGCTAGTGCTATATCCAAATATTTCATGCGCACTGAACACTTCAGCGCATGCTTTGCCTATACCACTGGTGTGTCCTGTAATTGCTATTTTAGTCATGCATGTCCTGTAATTCATCCAAGTAACTAAGATCACCAACTGCATTTACATTTTTTAGGTGTTTCATAATTGCAATTAACAATGTTAATTCTTCTTCTGAGCGTGTTTGCGGCCAGCCTAGATCCACGCTTAACTTGTGTAGTTCCAATCTTCTACGCATACGTTCATTTAGTGTAAGTGAGGGATTCATACGATTTACCCAACTAAAGCCCAGGGCAACATCTCGTAAACTTGCTGGAAGTGAACTAAAACGTTCTTCAAATTTTGGATCAAGCACTATATCAATTTCCGTGTCATTAATTTTTTGTGACTTGAAAAACATACCAGTGTATCCCCAGCGAACCATCATAATACTACCTGCATCAGCGTACTTCTTGTATCTGTGTAAAAATTCCAAGTTCATTTCGTGATCTTCCTGTGTTTCGTTTGGATAACCCACAAACATCAGTGCAATAGTTTTGATTCCATACTTGGAACTTTGTTCAAAATGAAAATCAATATCCTCATTATGATAGTATTTTCCCATACTTGTGCGAACACTGGGACTAAAACTTTCGAATCCAACTATTGCTATATCCATGCCTCCTTGGGCATACCAATACCAATCTTCTTCAGTTTGCTGCGCTCTTGGACGGCAAATAAATTGTCCTAGGTATTTAATGTCTTTGTATTTCTCATCTTGTCTAAGCTCTGCTAGGCCTCGATTGATAGCACGCCATTTTCTCAAGTCGCCATTGATAAGACTGTCTGTGAATTGAAAAATCTTTGCTCCCTGATCAGCATTGTGTTTTATCTCAGCAACAATATTTTCTGGCGAACGCATTTTAAATTTAGGCCAAAGATCTGGCACGTTACAAAAACTGCATCTACGCACACACCCACGACTAGCAGTAATATACACGCCTGGCATATTTGAAGGAAAATAATCTGTAGGAGGAATTAGACTATAATCGTTCATTGGTAAATCATCAAGTTCCATTATTTGTTTTGGTGGTGTAACTCCATTTATTCCTGGATAACTTGTGTCACCTGTTAGTAGTGCATGCAAACTTTCTTCACTGTCGCCTTGTATAAAGTATGTGCAAAGTTTTTGTTCAAGTGCATGATCTGCAAAACTCTGTTTAACACCAATCTCGTTTTTAAGGTCTCTGTTAAGCTCTGACGAAATCCCAGACCCTCCTACTACTACGTCACCAGTGTAATTGCTTCTGTGTTTTAGGGCTTGTAGAAATTCGTCAGCGGCCACAACACTGAATCGACTAAACACACTTATGCCTATCCAAGTTGGATTATTGCTGAGTATGTCTGCAATAAAGATATCTAAATGTTCGTTAAGAGCGTTTCTTGCCTCCTGGTCAAGTGCGTCGCTCTTGCCTCGCCAGTATTTTTCTAGTTTTTGTATTATTGTATAATTTAAATTTTTAAACAAATACAATGTAAAATCTTTTATAACTGGATCAAGTCCTGCTTTTTTGATAACAGGTGCTAGTGCGCCAGCGGCTGCTGGTGGCCGTTCTAGCTCTACAGATGGCAGTGTTACAAATACAAATTTATTCATTTAACAAATTCTCAAACTCATACACTAGCTCTGGATACATTGCGTAACTTCCTGCAAATTTCCAAACACGATCAGGATCTAAGTCTAAATTTTCAATAGTTGCATATTCCATGCGTTTGTTTTTATACCATGTCCAAAAATCGCCATGCCATGAAAACACAACGGATCCTGGAAAGGATATAACATAGGGACTTTTAATTTCAGTGGGCCAATTATGTTCAGCGCGAAAGTATTCAGGATAGTACACACAATCAGTTATAAACCAAGATTCGGCTAGTATCCCGTCTATCCATATGCGTACAAGTTTAAAGTTTTTATCAGCAACAATATCGCCCGTGCTATTACAAACTGTGTCTCTTCCTGTTTTGTTTTTCCAAACAAGATTGAATCCATTGGATTCAGTGCAGTCAAACTCTATCTTACAGATTCCATTACTTAACACAAATTCTTGATTGCAAACAGTTATAAGCGGAGGACTAGTTCTGTCATGTGTTTCTACTTCAAATTCAATTTCAAATTTCATACTAGTTCTACATCAGTATCATAACTGGTAAATCCATTTTCTTTGATAACTTTTAGCACATTGTTCACACGCCCTATAAGTTCGTCTTTGTGACTTACTAGCCATACACTTTTGTTACGCTCTCTGCTCATACGCTTTAGTACACCCATGGCGTTTTCTACACCTGCACTGTCCATGCCACTGTCTACTAGTTCATCAATAAACAACAAGTTGATTGGTTGATACAGGCTTTCCCAAACATCACGGAACGCCCAACTTAATGAAAGTATAAGTCTGTTACGTTCACCTCTGCTCAAGTTGTCAAAGTCCAAGTCTCTGCCCAGTTCTTGTATTTCTACTGTTAGATCATTTTGGAACACCACTGTGTGTGGTAGTCCAACTGCGCCCAGGTATCCTTCTAGTCTTGTATTTAAGTATGCAAGGTTCTGATCAATAATACGCTTGCGGATAAAACTGTCTTTGTTAGTAAGAAGTTTAAGCAAGAACTCCTGATGATTCTGCACACGGGTAAGTTCGTTGATTGTATCCCAGGTAACTTCCTGCACTGCAGTAGTTTCCATGTCTGCTATTTGATCGGTGTAAGGGTCACTTTCATCTTGCTTACTTTGTAGTTGTGATTCCAGTGTGGATAGGCTTGAACGATGGTTGTGTGCATCATTGGCGCTATCATAGAAAGTTCGTGGTTTGCTTGGGACTGTTTCTTGCTTAGTTTTGAGCTCTGTAATTGCTGTTTGTAACTCGCTAAGGAAATTATTTGCTTCGTCATGTTCCTTCTCCGCTTTTTCAATCTCTTGTTTGTGGCTGTCCAAATGTTCTATGCTTTGATTGCAACTATGACACACTCCATCTTGCCATCCTACTAGAGCTTTGTTTGCTTTTTTAACATCGCGCTCTGCTCTGCCTTCCTGTGCCTGCAGTGCTGCAACATCCTTTTGTAATTGCACTTGTGCATTGTTTAGCGTGTTCCAGTCTGCAAGTTCAGTGTGCGCTCTAAGTTCAGCATCAATGTCAACATGACTTAGATCATTGATTGCTGTTTTAAAGTTTGCAATGTCCTGATCTTTTTTCTCTTGCCACATACGCTGTCTGCGTTTGAGTGCATCAACTTGTTCTACAATCTTGCCGTTAGCATCTTCAACTGCTTTGATACGGAACTCTTCCTCTTGGATTTTGTTCTTAGTTACACGCACCATCTCTTTGAGATTCTCTGCTTTTTCACTGAGAATAGTAATACCCAACAACTGTTCAATGATAGCACGTTGATCGTTGGTGCGCATACTCAAAAACGGCTCACTGTAGGTATTCAGTGCAAGCACATGTTTGAACATGTCATGACTCATACCCAACAGTTCTTCGATAGCCTTTTGTGTTTCTCTGCTATCGCCCTGTGCGTTGTCGTCTGTTTCTTGTTCGCTGTTGTTGATGTAGAACTTTAGCACATTGGGCTTACGACCACGTTCGATGCGATAACTCAGTCCATCTTTTTCAAATTCGACGGTTACTAGCATATTTTTGCTGTTAGTCTTGTTAATCAAGTTATCTTTGCGAATGTTTGTGAGTGCATTGCCATATAGTGCATAACTTAGCGCATTGATGATAGTGGTCTTACCAGTACCGTTTCTGCTGCCAGCATCGCCTCCGCCTGTGTCCAAGTTTTCACCTAGCACTAGTGTAAGGTCATTGCGGTTAAAGTCTATGGCCTGTGTGGTATTACCCACGCTCATAAAGTTTTTTACTGTAAGTGTATCTAATTTGAACATGTGTTTATTATACTATAAAGTTACTGTCGATGCAAGCACAAAGATATGCAGTGTAGCCCATTATCGTGAAACAAACTGTGTCTCCACGGAACTGGTATTGGATTTATACCATGTTGATTATACATGGCATGTAGTTCATCGTTATCAGATGCAACAAAAACATTTTGTGTATCAAGTGGTAAAACATTTACATCAAAAAATGTTTCATCTGCATAGCCTACTAGATGTGTGAGATATTTTTCAACAAAGTGTGTAAACTCTGTGTTATTGGTCTCGCCGGGCAGCCACCATTTGCCATTTACCTGACTTTTAAAACTTTTCCATTCTACAAGTGTATTTTGGTAATTTACTTTAGGAAGTTCGATTAAATTTGTAACACCTAGTAGATCACAATCAACAAGTTCTCGAATGCCTATTACAGTGTTTTTGTTTAAGAATTTAAAGCATCCATCAGTGTGTCCTGCTTTTAAATTAATATCTACCCAAGTTCTGTCTAAAACAATATGTTGTTTATAAACATCAGTGAAATTAAAATATTCGTGACTGTCAACATAAACATGTGAGTCAGTAAGTATTATGTTACAGCCATCTGGAATTTGCAAACCAACATCATATTCAATACTTTCAGCAAATTCTTTTAATTCTTCAGCAATGTAGTCAGTTTTTGGAGTGTAATTGTTTGTGCAATAATCTTGGAATGTAGGCCAGTCTGGACCACTGAGCTCATTCCATTTTTGTCTACTGTAAGGTGGATTGTTTTTCTTTGCAACTGTAGCATCATCAACAATCAGAGGATATAGATCAAAGTACTTTTCTGGTTGTACAGTGTCAAGAATATACTCGTCATATTCATATTCGTTGAAACGATACAGTGTATCACCAAAAACATGCATGCTGTTGCGCACTGCCAGTGGAGCATAATCTAGTTGTGATTGTTCAAATCTTTTGTATGGATGATCAACTTGTAAAACACGAACACCATGATCATTAAAAATTTTCATAATGCTTTCTATATCTTCTTGTGTTTCGTGTGCAATGCGTTTTAGAGGCTCTCTAATGTTATCATTGCTTATTGAATCAAAATACTCAGGCATGAACCAACGTCCAATTAGCACACTTTGCAATGTGTCTACATCACTATTTTGAAATACTTTCATTAAAGATTCCTGTAGATATCCAACATTAGGTTAGTATCGTACTGTTGACTATCAATCTGTTGTAGTTGACTAGTAACAATAGTATCTACACTTTCAAAGTTGATCTCACCTGAAATTTGCATGTCCATGTCCTCAACTTTTACAGGGATCAAACTCATTTCACGCAGTTGATACTCCTCCATAAAAGTTTCTTTGATAAAGTTTGCTTCTTCATAACTGATGTCCACATCCAAGTTAACACGAGCATAGGTCTTTGGACCCAAGTATTTTTCAGGGCCTTCCAGTAGTTGACTTATTTTCAGTGTGCGATATCGGGGTTGATCGGGCCAGGCAATAAACTGTCTTGTGCCGTCCCAGTCTAGTATCATCAGTCCACGATCATCATCGCCAGCATCGCTGTAGTTGTGAGGAAATGCATTGCCTGTGTATACAACATTGCCTCGTTCCTGTCGCTTGTGAAAATGTCCTGTAAACACAGTACCACAACGACCAAAGTCATTGCTGCTTAGTTCACCGTGATCTGGCATTTGTACCATAGCGTTCATATAAAAGTGAGGAAGTTCAAAATGTCCAATTACATAGTCAGCAGTTATTTTCTGCATTTGTTTGTGTTCATCACCTACTAACCACGGGATAAATGCTACACCATCTATAGTAGTAATTTCATTGTGTAATTGTATGTTCTCAAATTTGTTTATAAATGCAATACTGTTGAAGTCGCGTTTATCTCTGTAGTATTCATCGTGATTGCCAGGTATAAAGTGTATAACATCAAACGCTGTGTTTAACAGTTCCAATGCTTGCAAACTATAGTTTAGTGTAGCAACATTGATACTGGCACGTTGATGATGCCAGTCGCCCATAAAGATACAAGTGTCAGCACCCTGCGCTTTGGCTTCACTACAAAACCAAGTTACGAAATCGAGACAGTCGCGGTTAAACGTTTGGCTATTACTCTTGTTGCCAAAGTGAATATCCGTGAATACGGCGGCCCGTTTGAACAAACTCATACTAGTATTATAGCACCTTATGTGTTATTGTCAAGGATTAAAATAGTCTTTTTGTGTGCCTTCTCGGTAAAGGTCCAGTGTTATACAATGCAATCCCCCATCCCAAAAATACCTATGTCTCCATGGCACATACACTGCTTCTACTTTGTGTTTCTTAAAAAATGCATTTACCTGTTCGTTGTTAGGATTACTAACACAACAATGATTAGCATCGAGCATAAGAACGTTAACGTCAAATACTGTCTCCTCTACATATCCAACCCAGTCACTTAACCAAGTTTCAACAAAGTGTGTAAACTCAGTATTATCTTCTTCACCTGCAAGCCACCACTTGCCTTGATTTTTCTGTTTAAGTTTCCAAAAACCTTCAATTTTTTCCCAACTCTCATCAGGCAAATAACACACATCCCAACCAGGAAATGTTTCGCTGTATGTTTGTACATTGTGTAAACTAAGTATAGCGCCAGGTTTAATTGGATGAAAATTGCCGTCACTGTGTCCGATCATTTTTACTATTGTGGTATCAAAGTGGTTAATTGCAGGCATAAATTCTGAAACAACATCCATAAGTTGTTCCATGTTATCATCACCAAGATAAAGTTTAGTTCCTATCATAAAAGCAGTTGCACTAGATATTAATGCTGGTGTATCAGTCTGCAACTCTTCCCAAACAAAGTCAGGGAAAAAATCCTTATTCTGAAAATTAGCCCTGTACTCTTCATAGGGCGGATAATCTTCACCAGCAAAAACTTCATAGTTTTCTCTAGTATAGAACATTTGTTCTTTTAAGTTTTTTGTAGTACTATACTCGTCTAACTTCTTAGCAATTGATGGATGATCATTGCCTGTTATGTAACAATCATTTCCTAAAACAAGTTGTGCATCACGCGGCTGCAAAGGTCCTCTAGGGTACCTATGTGGGTTATCCAAAAAACGTTCATTAGGATCTAGTTCAGGTTGTATAACTTGTACACCAAATTGTTGTAGTATAGTTTTAAATCCGTCAAGATCTTCCAGTGTTTCTTCGCATATACGTTTTAGAGGATCGCTTGCTTTTGTATCGCAGCCGTTAAAGAATTCAGGTGCATAATGATTGCCCAGCATGCACACTTTAAGTGGATCCCACTTGTTCCATATATTATATTTCATTAGATAGGATCTGAACTCTTTGCTAGTTCGTTTTCAGTTTGTCTAGTGTAACTTGGGTTCAGTCCAGCACTTTCGAGGATATCATCACGGATGCTCTGATTTTTCTTTTCCAAGTTTAGCACTCTTGTGAAACTGTTTGTAATTGCTGCAGTGTAGTAAGCAAATGGATTCTCACTTTTGCTTTCATCAAACTGTAGACCAATCTGTGTGAGCTGTAACAGTGCTTGGCTACGCATTTCATCATTGTATGTATATCCACGCCAGTTTGAACGTGTACCGTAACGTTCGCACAGTTTCATATACATTCTAGCAAGTTTGTTGGTAGTGCGTCCATGTGCTTTGCTGAAGTTACCATTCTCTAGTCCACCTTCCCAGTGACTCTTACCAACACAAACTGCAACATCGTCGTCGTCTAGTTTAAAGTGTTGAAAAGGAGGAAAGTTGCACTGAACATGATGGTCTGCAACAGTCTTAGGATTCTTTTTACGTCCAGGATGCAGTGGGATGTGATCATGTGTCATAACACGGAATATAACATCTTGCTTGTCAATTTTTTTCCAATCCACAACAAAGTCTGCTTGTTTAACTTTTTGTCCTTCAGCACGAGCAGCCTCATATGCTTGCTTTTGCATGCGATCAGCCTGATTACGCTTGGCTTGTGCAATTGTGCGAATGTTAATTTTTTCTACATTTGGCAGGATAATGTCATAAACATCATCGCCTTCTGTAACAAAACTACTGTAAGTGTTCTTAGATAAATGAATTTCTTTCAACAAATCGCGATTGTTGAGATAATTTTTCCTTTTGATCATGTAATGTGATTCCTTTTATATGCGTATATTATACAGCCTATAAATATACTTATGCAAGATAAAAAAAGGATTTTTTAAATGGCATCACTTTTTGATATAGGATCTAAATTCGCTAAGAATCCAGAGAACTTTACAAAAGAAGTAGGTTCTCAGATACAAAGCGTTGCGGGTAAAGCAATAACTGCTAATCTAGATCCAAGTGCTAATAGACTGTTTCAGGCTGGATTAAACTTTGCTGGAGCAAATATACCTAGTTTTGGTGGTGATTTTACAGCACAATTTGCACAAACTGACAACAGAGTTAGACTAGCACTAGCACCTGCTAGTGGACCAATGCTGTACAAAGATCCAAGTAATAGTATTCTTGCTCCACTGGTTGGCACAGGTGGAATATTATTTCCTTATACGCCAACAATCAGTGTAAGTCACAGTGCGCAATATGCTGCAGTTCATCCAACACACAGCAATCATATGCAGCATAGTTATAATGCAAGTAGTGTAGATAGCATCACAGTTGATGGTTATTTTACAGCAAATGATCCAGATGAGGCAACTTATGTACTGGCAGTGTTACACTTCCTACGCAGTGCTTATAAAATGTTTTTTGGCAATGATAGACTAGCAGGTACACCACCGCCTGTGTTGAGATTAAGTGGACACGGTTCACTAAACTACAACAGTGTTCCATGTGTGCTGCAAAACTTTGCAGAAATTATGCCTGCTGACAGAGATTATATTGAAGTACCTGGCAGAGGAACACTTGTTCCAAGTTACCTGGCAATGACTCTTAATCTACTTCCAATCTATAGCAAGAATCAAATTGGCAACTTTAGTTTGGATAATTTTGCAAGAGGCAACTTAATTGGTAGTAGCAATGGCACAGGAGGATTTCTATAATGGCAGTAGAATATCGCAGTGATAGCCCATATGCTGATACACAGCAATATAGTTACTACACTGATATACTAACACCGCGCTTTATTCGTCCAGCAAAAGACGATGTACTACATACACTTACACGGGTGCATCAGTATAGACCTGACCTATTAGCGTTTGACTTGTATAAAAATTCAAATCTATGGTGGGTTTTTCAGAGTAGAAATCCTAATGCATTTGAAGATCCTATCTGGGACTTCCGTGCTGGTATAAGATTTTACATTCCTAAAAAGGATAGAATAGAACAGACATTGGGAATCTAACATGGCTGTTAACAGAGTAAATCCTAATCAAAAACAATATGTAGACAGTTTTCAAGGTAAGAATATTGATGGAGACGAACTCCAAAGCCTTGATACTAATAGTTACTTTAACATTGTTAGTCAATACAACGTCGCTGATGATGGTACACTTACCAGTAAAGTAGGCAGTGGAAGGTATGTTCCAAACAATCCTGCTCCTGAAGATCGCAGTTTAGTAGAACAACCTGATCCAAATCCTATTACTATTCCTCAAGCAACACCAGTTACAGATGCTGCAAAGATTGACTGGAGCGATGTTGCTGTTGATGACGGTCTAAATGATTACGCTGAAAACTATGCAGATGTAGAGCCTGCAGGACAAACAAGTTATCCTTATAAAAAAGTTACAACAGACCCACCAGAAGAAATTCCTGGCATGGAAGGCGATGACGACTTTGGCGGCACAACATCAGCAGGATTTACAAGCGATGATGACAGCGAGACAGGTGCACCTGAGGGGTTAAACGCAGATCCAAAAAGTGTTACTGAAGTAAGCAATCCCAAGGATGCAAAAAGCATAAATGCTAGTACTGGCGTGTTTGATGCAGACCTTAATGAAATTAAAATCGAACCCAAGCCTAATGAACTTAATGTTTTTAGTAGTTACACCTATCAAATTGCACTATATATGCTAAACAGTAAAAGTTATGTAAACCTGTTGACTAAACCTAACAGTCCACGTGAAGTACTGGATGACAGTTTGTTATTGATGCGTGATGGTGGAAGTGGTACGCAACCAGAAAATGCACTGGAAAGAGAACTAGGATTTTTCAACGATTTTTATATTGATAATCTAGAATTAACCAATGTTGCAATTGGCCCTAGTAAGAGAAAACAGAACACAAACGTAACTGATGTTTCATTTACAATTCATGAACCGCGTGGCGTGAGCTTGATAGAAAAACTACGCGATGCTGCAGCAACTACACTAGTGAGTACCAAAGAAAAATACATACATGCTCCTTATTTGCTTGAAATAAAATTTAGAGGCTATGATGATCTTGGGCAACCAATGATGGCACCCAGCAAGCCCAAGTATATTCCTATTAAAATTACCGACATTAAATTTGAAGTTACTAGCATGGGTACAGAGTATAAAGTTAAAGCAATCCCCTATGCACACAGTTTGTTTGGACAAATTAACAGTACAATACCAATGAACATGGAACTTAGTGCAACTACAATTGGTGATATTTTTAACAGTGGCGGCAACGAAATTGTAAAAACTACAGAAGATGTTAGAGTCACTTCAGGACCAGGCGGGCAAGAAGAATCAGTACAAAAGAAAACTGTAGAAAAATACGGTGATAGTTTTAAAACACTAGCAGAAGTACTAACAGAAAATCAAAAAAAGCGCACAAAGCCTACGTTTAGGAAGGCCAAAGAAGTAACTGGGCCTCCAGGTAACAGTGGCGGCTACGAACAAACAGAAATACCAGCGGCAGCAGAAGGTTATGATACTTACAGTTTTAAAATTGCTAGTCAAATAGCAAATGCAAAACTAAATGTAGAAGCCATATTTGATGCACTGGATACACCTGCACCCACTGGACAGAAAAAAGATGACGGCAAAGCAAACAAAAGTCAGTTCCAGGCATATGCTGCAAGTTTCGGCGGTGGAATAAGTCTTGACAAAGATAAGAAAACGTTTAAAATAAATGCTGGTACTGATGTAACTAAACTGTTAAACCTTGTAATCATGCACAGTGATTACATGGATAAAAACATTGACGAAGTCTCATCAAAAGGAGTTAGTGAAGGCAAAGGTATCAAGTGGTTTAAAATTAAACCTGTTATTATTAGTGCTGAAGGTGACGGTAAAGGATTTGACGGCAAAGACGGAAGATATAAATATCACGTTGAATATGTTGTAGAACCCAGTGTAATTTATTATCATGATTTTCCCTGGGCGCCCAAGAGCAAGCCAAAAGGTCTAGGCTATCACAAAATATATGACTACATCTTTAGCGGTAGAAACACAGAAGTGCTGGACTTTAAATTAGATTTTAAAACAGCGTTCATGCAGGTTATGACAGCAGGCACTGGTTCACCGTTTCGTGATAAGAGTGCAAAAAATGACTTCAGTCCACTAGTAAAAGAACAGCCACTAAGTGCAGAAGGAAACAGTACAAATGGACAGGACGGCGTAACCAGAGCCCGAGCAAAAGATTTGTTTAGTAGTGTAATGAGTGACGGTGTTGACATGATAGCTCTGGACATGAGAATTGTTGGTGATCCAAGTTTTATTCCTACTAGTGATGCTTACTGGCAAGATAAGATAAGAAAAGGACAACAATACACAAGTGCTTATATGCCTGATGGAACAATTAACTACGAACTAAGCATGCCATTCTGTCAAGTTAATTTGAGAACTCCTGTGGATTATGATGATACAACAGGACTAGCAGATGTTACTGCAACAACAAACAGTAGTTTTAGCGGCATTTATAAAATAACACAAATCTCAAGTACGTTTGCAGGTGGACAATTCCAGCAGAAACTCACAGGTGTACGAGCTCCATTGCAGCCTACCAAAGACGGTGTTGCAAGAGATAAAACAGATGTTGAAGGTAAAGAACGTAAAGAACTTGTTAAGGAAGAAGCAGTTGAAGTAGAGGGCGAATCAACAGGCATAACTAAACAGCAAGCAACAGTAAAAGAGGACTTTGCGCAAAGTGTAGCAAACGATTATTCAGGCGGTGATCTAGCAGGCGAATTTGACACAAGCCCGCCTGCATATTCTAGTGCAACAGTAAACAATGAAAGAACTGCAGCAATTGCTAGAGGTCCTGATGAGTCAGTACAAACTATTCCGGATGTAAATGCAGATATAAGCAGCGACTGGACTCCACCTGCAAGTTTCTTTAAATCAGAGCCACCAACGTTTACACCAACACCAACACCAGTTAGAGTTACAACAGGAAACTCATTAGTTAATCAAGATGTAGAGACAATATAACATGGCAGTAGATATTTCAAAACAAGGCGCCAAAGGTGGTGATAGTGGGTATGATACCAGTCAACTAAGAGGTGTCAGAGAAGAACGCGGTATTGTTACTGGCGTTGTTAAAGCAAACGTGCATCCAACACACATGGGTGTAATTAAAGTTTGGATCCCTACTTTTAGTACTGATGAAACTGATAAAACACAGTGGCGTAGTGTGCGCTATTGTACTCCTTTTTATAGTCGTGTTGATAACAGTGGTGTAGGTGACACCTACTTTGGTACAAAAGTGACTGCAGGTATTACTACACCTCCGCCTGATATTGGTACAAAAGTACTGGCATTTTTTCCTGAAGGCCGTGCAAGTGAAGGCTATTACTTTGCATGTGTGCCTGACCTGTATATGATGCAAACACTTCCTGAAGCAACTATAAGCGATGGAGCAGCCGCAGGAGAATTTAATGACAGTCCTGCCGGTACACATCACACAGGCAAGATTACAAACTGGCGCACACAAACACGCCCAGAAGATTTCTTTGCACAGGACATACAGGTAAAGCAGGGACTTAGTGATGACCGTGTAAGAGGTCTTAACAACAGTAGTTACATGCGTGAGTCACCTACAGAAATAATTGGTATTGCAAGTAAAGGTCGTAGAATTACATCACTGGGCCAGGACTTTACTGTAACTTATAACGCACAACTTAAAAATCCAGACACCGCTGATAAAACAGTATTACAAGGACTGCTAGGACCTACTGCAAGACGCAAAGGTCATAGTATTGCACTTGATGATGGTGATATTGATGGTAACAGTAATCAGATACGTTTGCGTACCAGTACAGGTCATCAAATACTGTTAAATGATACTGAAGGTGTTGTCTATGTTGGTAACAGTGATGGCAGTTGCTGGATTGAACTTAGCAATGAAGGCACAATGGATGTGTATGCACAGGACAGTATTAACTTCCGCAGTGCAAACATTAACTTTCATGCAGATGAAAATATTAAGATGCATGCTAAAGGATTTGCACAAATTGTTGCAGATAAACAAATGCATTTGCAGGGCAAGCAACAACTAGTAGCAACCAGTGATGGTGAAGCAGGCATTACTGGAACTAAAGGACTACACCTTAATAGTGGCAGCGAACTGTTTGCAACTGCAGCAAGCAGTGCTTATATCAATAGTAGTGCAAACATGAGTATCAATGGAGCACTAATTTTGTTGCAAGGCCCTAGTACAAAAGCAAAGATTGCCCAACCAGTAAGTGATTTACAAAAAGAAGATACAACCTATTTCCCTGACTTGGATCAGTTTATACTTGATGAAGAGGAAATGGTAACAACAACTGTGGACAGAATTGTAACACATGAACCTTTTCCTTATCACGGTGTAATGAATACAACAAGTCCCTACACAGGTGGTCTTGTTGGCGGCGGTGGTGGCTTAGGTGGCGCATTTAGTATTGTAGGCGGCTTAGGTCCTGTAGCAGGTCTTGCAGGCGGAGCAGGTGGCTTGGGATTGAGTCCTGGCGCACTTGGGGGCGCATTAGGCGGAGCAGGTGGAATCACAAGTGCATTAGGCGGAGCAGGTGGAATCACAAGTGCATTAGGCGGAGCAGGTGGAATCACAAGTGCATTAGGCGCATCGGGAGGATTAGCAGGTGGACTAGGTGGACTTACAAGTGCAATACCAGGTGGACTTACAAGTGCAATACCAGGTGGACTTACAAGTGCAATACCAGGTGGACTAGGTGGGGCATTACCAGGAGGATTAACAGACGGCGTGCTAGGACAAGTCACAGGCGGGTTGGATATAAGCAGTGTTACTGGAAGTTTAAGCGGTATTACTAGTAACTTACCAGTTGGCGATCTTACAAGTCAACTTTCGGGTGCAACTGGAGCCCTGCAGGGTGCAGACTTTGGTAAACTTGTAACAGACGCAAGCGGCAAAATTACAGGATTAGCAGGAGGACTGGGCGCAGGACTCCCTGATTTGAGCAGTGTTACTGGCGGATTAAGCAAAGTAGTGCCAAGCATTCCAGATAACTTGGGCAGTGTGTTGAGTGCGCCTAACATAAACAAATTCCCAATTACAGATATGGTCAAACAAGTAAACACAGGATTTAGTGTTGGCGCACTGAACAGTTTTGATGTACAAGGACTAAATGCTGCAGTTGTTAAGCAAGTTGGTAGTGCTAACAATCCTGCGTTTATTGATAGTGCAACAAAAAGTGTTGGTAAGTTTGGCTTTAACGTAGATCAACTTCAATCACAGGGGTTTGTTCGCCCAGAAGCAGTGTTTAACGATCAACTTGCAGACAGTAGCGTATGGACAGGCAAAGGTGGAGCAAGTAGTCTTAATAAACTACTAGGAAACCCAGGATTACAAGAACAAATACAACAAGGTGTTGTTGCTGCAGATTATCAGAAACTAGTGAACATTGGCGGCATTACTGCAACTGATGGCAAAAAAGAAATCACAAGTATGCTAACTGCAAGTAATGTTAGTACACCAGAGATAGCAGCAAAAGTAAGACAAGGCACACAAAGCATTGAAAACGTACTACCTAACACCACAAACATTGCCAGTGGCGAAGATGTTGCAAGCAAAGTTAAACAAAGTATGCAAACTGGTGCGGCAGCAAGTGATCGTGTTGGAAAAATTAAAGAAGAACCTGTCACAGGCGGCGAAGTTATAACAGGTAATGTTTATACACCAACTGATGATTTGCTAGACAGTACTGCAGAAGCAGATGCACAAGAACAAGCAAATATTGATGCGTTCAATGCTGAACCACTGGTAGACAACACTGACAATAGTGATCCATATGGATTGGAGGCTCAGGAAACTCAAGCAAAAGAACGAGAAAAGGGTGAGCTAGAAAAATCTATATTAAAGAAAGAGGCAGAGTTAGAGCGTAAGAAAAAGCAGGGTGGATACGCAGCCTACAAAGCCTTGCGTGATCAAGCCAGACAGTTACGCACACAGTGGTGGGCAGGTAGACGCACACTAAGTAAAGCACAAAAAGCAGCACTGGAAGCACAGATTAAAGCATTGCTGGCGCAAGCAGACGCAGCACTAAAAGGAAAATAAAATGGCAATAGCAACATACAAAGGATTTAGTACAATAAACAACGACTTTGGTAGTCCAAAGTTAACTGACACTGACCTTATAAAAAGAGATTTACTTAATCATTTTGCTATTCGCAAAGGTGAAAAACTAATGCGCGGCAACTTTGGCACTAGTTTGCTTGATTTAATCATGGATCCACTTACAGAAGAAACAAAACAACTCATTGTTGAAGAAGTAAACACTGTAATTCAAACTGATCCTAGGGTGCGCCCAGAAGAAGTTACACTGGATGAGTACGAAAATGGACTTCAGGTACAGATAGTATTGCGCTATGTAGTGGATAATCAAGTTGAAAAACTAAGTGTACGTTTTGACAGACCGGATAACGCAGCAATATAATATACATACTTTATTCTGCAAATAAATACTGCAATAGAATAGGAATGTTAAAACATGGCTGCTAGTACAAGACAATCAAACTTATTTGCTGCAGAAGATTGGAAGAAAGTCTACGAGACCTTCCGTGAAGCAGATTTTCAAAGTTACGATTATGAAACCATTCGTAAGAGCATGGTTGACTATTTGCGTAACTATTATCCAGAAGATTTCAACGACTTTATTGAATCAAGTGAATATATTGCACTGATTGATCTAATTGCATTTCTAGGGCAAAGCCTTAGTTTCCGCGCAGACTTAAATGCTAGAGAAAACTTCCTAGAAACAGCAGAACGCAGAGACAGCATACTACGTCTAGCTCGCATGCTTAACTATTATCCAAAGCGTCAGCAGATTGCCCGCGGATTGCTAAAAATTTCAAGTGTGGAAACCACAGAGGACATCAGTGATGCAAATGGCAACAGCCTTCGTGACACAGAAATTGTCTGGGGCGATCCAACTAACAGTGACTTTTTAGAGCAGTTTACCACAGTGCTTAATGCAAGTATGGTAAACACACAACAGTTTGGCAACCCAAGTTTAAAAACAACAGTGGGCGGCATTAATATTGAAGAATACCAACTTAAACTTAATCCTGGCACTGTACCAATCTATGACTTTAAAACTGCAGTGGGTACACAAAACCTAGACTTTGAATTAGTCAAAGGCACTTACAGTGGCACAGACTATTTGTATGAAGTAGCACCACAGCCCAGTAGCACAACAAACATACTTTATCGTAATGATAACAGAGGGTTTAGCAGTGCTAACAGCGGATTTTTCTTTTACTTTAAACAGGGCAACTTGCAGAGTGCAGACTTTACTATTGGTGAAAAACTTCCTAACCGCACAGTGGAACTTGACGTTAACAATGTTGACAACAATGATGTTTGGTTATATCAATTAGATGATTCTGGCAGAGAAACCACACGCTGGGAAAAAGTGCCAGCAATTAGTGGCAACAATGTTATCTATAACAGTTTAAGTGCTAACAACAAAAACTTATTCACAGTGCGCAGTCGCGCAAATGATCAAATTAGTCTAGTATTTGGTGATGATGTTTTCTCAAACATTCCAACAGGCAACTTCCGTGTTTACTTCCGCACTGGAGCAGGCACTACATATAAAATTAGTCCTGATGAAATGCAAAACTTGCAAATTGCTATACCTTATGTAAGTCACAGCAATCAAATTGAAAACCTTACAGTCACTCTGAGTTTACAAAGCACAATAGCAAATGCTAGTGCAAGAGAAAACTTGCGTGATGTAAAACTAAAAGCACAGCAACAGTATTACACACAGGATCGTATGATTACAGGTGAGGATTATCAGATCCTTCCTTACACTAAATTTAGTAATGTATTAAAGTCAAAAGCAATTAACAGAACTGCAAGTGGCATCAGTCGTTATTTGGATGTGCGTGACACAACAGGCAAGTATAGCAGCACAAACATTGTTGCCGAGGATGGAATTTTTTATCGCACAGAGGATCTGCAACAGTTCCAGTTTACGTTTATAACTGACAGTGACATTAGTAATACTATAAGCCAGCAAGTTGAAAAAAACATCCTTAAGAATGAAAGTTTGCATTATTATCTCAAAAACTATGGAGGTATTGATGTAACAGGACTTAGTGCTAGTTGGAATCTGGCAACAACCAGCAGTGGTACAGTCACAGGCTATTTTAAAAACAGTGTTGACAGTCCTCTTAAAATTGGCAGTTTTGCAACCAGTAATTTAAAATTTGCAAAAGTTGGCGCATTGTTAAAGTTTACTGCACCAAGTGGTAAAGTATTTGATGTAAACAACAACCTTATTACAGGCACTAGTGGAACAATTAATACTCGTGATTATATCTGGGCTAGTATTAGCGAAGTTGTAACAGATGGAACTAATCAGGGTGTGGGTAATTTGGAAACAGGCATTGGACCAGTCTCACTTAGTGAAGTTATTCCACAGGATGCAGTATTGGATCAAGTTATTGCTCCATGGAACACTGCAATCACAGCATCAGTAAGAAACGATATTATTCAAGCAATCGGAGATTTTAAAACTTTTGGATTGCGCTATGACAGAGATACACAAGCATGGGCAATTATTAATGCACTGGATCTTAATACTACAAACACATTTAGTTTAGACTACACAGGAAATACAAGCAATACAAACTTGGATGCTAGTTGGTTCTTTAAATTTACCAATGATGGCTCAACTTATACAGTTAACTTCCGCAGCACAAGTTATGTGTTTGAAAGTAAATTAGAAACACGCTTTTACTTTGACAATGATTTAAAAATCTTTGATCCACGCACAGGCAAAACTATTAAGGATAAGATAAACATTCTTAAAGTTAACGCATTGCCTGATAGTGTAAGCAGTTTGGCAGTTGACTATGCAATGCAAATTGATGATGTTATCACAGAAACAGATGGCTATACACTAACAAACAGAATTAAAGTTACATTCCCTGATATTGACAGCGACGGTGTTGTTGACAATCCAGAAGTTTTTGACATTGTTGTTGCTCCACTTACAAATGCATCAACAAAGGTTGTGTTTTATCAGACAAGTATAAGCAGTGGCGGATACTTAACTTACACACCTGTTGCAAGTACCAGTGTAGAGCAACGTTATGCTACCCGTAGTTCAATAAATGAAGTAATTGGACAGTTTACTAGCGGACAAATATTCTATGCAGGCACAGATGATAAATTTTATATTCTAAGTATTGATGGCGCCAATGTTAAAAGCATAGCACTAACCACTGACTATATCAAACGCACAGGACGCAGTGACTTGCTGTTCCAGTATACACATAACAGTCCAAACAACAGACGTATTGATCCAAGCCCAAGCAACATTGTAGATTTGTTTTTGCTTACAAGTCAGTATGACGCAGATTATAGAAACTATGTTACGGATATCACAGGAAGCATAGTCAAGCCTGTAAAACCAACTACAAATGAACTGCGTGAGCAATTTGGTAGTTTAGAGCAGTACAAAAGTGTAAGTGATACTATTATTTTTAACAGTGTTAGTTACAGACCACTATTTGGTGACAAGGCAGATGAAGAATTGCAAGCAACATTTAAAGTAGTTAAGAACAATAGCACACTTGTAAGCGACAGTGAAATTAAAGAACGTGTTGTTGCTGGAATCAACGAATATTTTGCAATACAAAACTGGGACTTTGGTGATAGTTTCTTCTTTAGTGAACTAGCAGCATACTTGTACAGTGTGCTAAGTCCAGATGTGCTTAGTGTTGTAATTGTACCTAAACTAGCAACCAGCAACTTTGGTAGTTTATTCCAAATACAGAGTCAGAGAGACGAAATTTTAATTAGTAGTGCAACAGTAAATGACATTGAAGTTATTGACGTCATCACTGCAAACAGTTTACAAGCAAGCGGTAATGTTGTCAATACAACTACAACAAATCTTGCAGCAGAAAGTGCCAGTGCAAACAGTTCCAGCACTGCAGTAAATACAGCAACAAACACAGTTACAACTACCACCACAAGTTCAAGTAGTAGTAGCAGTTCAAGCGGCAGTAGCGGATCAGGCGGTAGCGGTGGATCCGGCGGCGGCGGCGGAGGATATGGTTACTAATGGCACTTCGTAAAAGTTCAGTACTATTACCTGATATTTTTCAGACAACAAAGAACAACAAGTTTCTTAATGCAACAGTTGACCAGTTAATTAGTGAACCTAATTTACAGCGTGTCAATAGTTTTATTGGACGTAAGTTTAGTCCTAACTTCTCAGTTGGTGATGGCTACATCAATGAAATCAATGATGACAGACAAAATTATCAGTTAGAGCCTGCAGTGGTATATCGCAGTCCTAATAAGCAGATTGAAAGTCTGACCGGTTACGTTGATTTTGTTAATAGTCTAAAATATAACAATGTTAATGTTAATACACACAGTGATTTGTTTGATCAGGAATACTACAACTACAGTGGATTTGTTGACCTAGATAAACTTGTTAACTATGGTGAATACTTCTGGTTCCCTGCAGGACCTGACAGTGTGCAAGTGTTTAACAGTCTTGTTGATGCAGAAAAGGACTTTACAGTAACACGTCGCACAGTAGCAAGCGTTGAAGAATATAGTATTGACGGAAGTGATAATGCTAATCCAACTATTACTCTTGCAAGAGGGGGCAGTTATACTTTCCAAGTTCAGCAAACTGGCACACCATTCTGGATTCAAACTGAAATCGGTACCAGTGGTATTAGCAGTTATGGTAGTAACGTAAGCACAAGAGAGATACTTGGTATTACGAATAACGGCGATGACAATGGGACAATTACATTTAATGTTCCAAGAACAGATGCGCAAAACGATAAAATTAATGCTACACAAGCAGCAAATCCAGACTTTGCTACTGAACTTGCATACAACCAAATTCATAATGTGCCACTACAAACACTGATTGACGAACATGGTGGCATTGATGTACAAACAGAAATTGACGGTAAAAGTCTAGTATTTGTTAACCTTACCACTGATGAAACAGCATGGGATCAAGGCGCACTGTTTGATGTGTATGGATTTGATGATCCAGATAATCCATTTGATGAAACAACAACACTTCCTATTGAAACACGCTATGACGTATACAACATTGCAGTTAATAACATTGGCGGTATAGATACAATTCAACTGACTAGAAGTGCAAACTGGCCCACTGGTCAAAAAGTTAAAATTAAACAGGGCAACAAATATGGTAACAGAGAGTTCTTTAAAGATGCCAGCGGCTTGCCTGAAATTATTGAGCCATATACTGCTGGACTAGACATACTCTATTACCAGGATGGCGTCAATGCAAACCAGTTTGGTAAAATACAACTAGTTGATATAAATGCAGTGCCAGCAATTGATGTTGCAAATGATATACAGGGAAAACTAACATATACTAGTGCCAATGGCGTTAAATTTACCAACGGACTTAAAGTTCAATTTAACAGCGACATTACACCAAGCACTTATGCAGACAGAGAATATTTTGTTGAAGGCGTAGGACAACCTGGTGGCATAACACTTACACCAGTGGATGAGATGCTTACGCCAGAAACCTATACTAATAGTTCAAGTGATGGCTTTGATACAGTAGGATATGATGCAGGTGGTTGGGACGGAACAATTAATGCACCCCTGGACCAAGACTATATTGTCATAAACCGTAGTAGCCCAGATAGAAATGCATGGAGTAGAGGCAATCGTTGGTTCCATAGAGAAGTCATTGAAGCAACAGCAACTTACAACAACTACACTGCAGACGTAGATGATACTGCTAGAGCAAAGCGTCCTATTATAGAATTTCATAGTGGACTTGAATTGTTTAACATGGGTAAAAGCAATGTTGCTCCAGTTAGTGTTGTTGATACATCACAGACAGATGCACTTAGCAACGTTAACGGCACAGCAGGTTACTTTGCAGATGGTATTGATTTGCAGCAGGATAACACAATAATCTTTAGTGCAGACACTGATGAAAATGTTAAAACAAAGATTTATCGTGTAGACTTAATTAACCAGGACAGTGATGCAACTACTAGTGAAATTATAAACTTGGTAGAAGTTGGCACAGTAGTTGATGGAAATGCAGTGCTTAGTTCATTGGGTGCAATTAACCAAGGAAAACAGTTCTGGTTAGATGGAACAACATGGAAAACAGCACAACAAAAGACTGGATTAAATCAGGATCCGTTGTTTGACATCTTTGATCCAGACCATACAAGTTTTAGTGATCAAACAAAGTATCCAAGTAGCAACTTTGTTGGTAGCAAGTTGTTTAGTTACAAACGTAATAACAACAACAATCCAGACACAATTCTAAACTTTGGTTTAACCTATAAAAACTTTAGTACAATTGGTGATATTGTTTTTGATAATAACTTTGATGGAGACAAATTTCAGTATACAAAAAGCACTGGTAACACAGACGTAATTGTACGCAGTGGACATGCGCATCAGTTTGATATAGCAGGCAATAGAGTATTGTACAATGGCTGGACTAAAGTAGTTGAATCTAGTAGTCAGTATCAGATTGTAAGTTATGATGTAAACGGTGAATTGTATAGTTTTGAAATTGGTGCAAGTGTTGACACAACTAAAATTAAACAGCCACTACAGGTATTTGTAAACGGTAAATTTAAGTATCCAAGTGAGTATACGCACCTTATCCAAGGTGACAGAGAATATGTTGTATTCACAACTGCACTTGCTGTGAATGATACAGTAACTATCAAGTTTTTCAGTAATACAAAAGCAGCAAACAGTTTTTATGAAGTGCCAGACAATCTACAGAACAATGCAGGTAACGCAACATTTGACACACTTACACTTGGCCAACTGCGTAACCACACTGTTAAAATTAGTCAACAAGTTAAAACATTAACTGGTGTTGCTCCTGGCAAAAGTAATATCCGTGACGTAAACTACAGAGCCTATCCTGGTAACATACTGCAGCACAGTGCTGGTATGATACTTCCTATGTATTTGTTGACAAATGAAACTGCAAATACAATTGAAAGTATAAAATATGTAAAAAATGAATATACAAAGTTTAAAAACAAATTTATTGATAACATTAATAAACTGGATTTAGATTTAACAAATCCTAGCAAGTGTGTTGATGATATTCTACTATACATGTCAGGAAAGAAAACTAGTGCGTTCCCATTCTACTACAGTGATATGCTTCCGTGGGGAGATCAAAAGTCACAACTAGTATACACAATTGATGATGCTGCAGAAACAGAATTTGAATTTAACACACAATTTGATCTTACTAGTGTTGGTAATCAAGGAGTACTAGTATATCATACACCAACTAGCACCAACACTGCTAACCTTCTTGTTGAAGGACAGGATTATACATTTGATACAGTGGAAGCAAAGGTAATACTTGTTAGTAATAACCTAGGCATTGCAACAATTGGATTAAGTGTAGATGACAAAATTACTATTGTAGAATACACAGAAACCAACGGTAGTTTTGTTCCACCTACACCAAGTAAAATGGGATTGTGGTACAAGTTTACACCTGCTATCTTTACAGATTCAACATATGCTACTCCTAAAACAGTTGTTGAAGGACATGATGGCAGTATCTGGATTGGCTGGGGCGATATCAGAGACAACGTACTACTAGAACTAGAAAAACGTATCTACAACAACATCAAGACACAGTATAACAAAGACCTGTTTGATTATGCAGAAGTTGTACCGGGCTTCTTCCGTAGTACACTAAGTGACTTTAGCGAAGCAAATAATATAACTCGCAGTTATTACGGTGAGTGGGCACTGCGCAACAAAGTTAAAACAGCACCAAACACGACAGTGGATACTAACAATGGTTTTACTTGGAACTACCGCAACAGTGTTGAAAAAATTACTAAAACAAGAGTTCCAGGTGGATGGCGTGGTATGTATCGCTGGTTCTATGATACAGATACACCTCATACTACACCATGGGAAATGCTAGGACTTAGTGATAAGCCAAACTGGTGGGATGCACGTTATGGTGCAGCACCATACACACAAGGCAATACTGTACTCTGGGAAGATCTGCGTGACGGTAAATTGTACACAGATGCAACTGGTATTAACTTTACTGAACTTGCAAGACGTAAACGTCCTGATTTATTGAGTATAATTCCTGTTGACGAACAAGGTGGTTTAAGAGCTCCTAGAGACTTCCTAGTACAAGACGCAACCAGTGCAAACGCAGATGACGGCTGGGTATACAGTGATGGCAGTCCAGCAGAAACAGCATGGAAACGTAGCAGTGAATATCCTTATGTACTACAAATTCTTGCTGCAACTATTAAACCTGCAAAGTATGGGACACTCATGTTTGATACTAACTTGTTTACTAAAGATGCACAGTATGATCAAGTATTACAAAAGTTCAAGAGTTACAGACCAGGTATTGCAGACTTTAAGATGCACAGTCAGAGCAACGGTGCAAGTGGTATACAGCGTGTGGAAGGTTATAACCAATTTATTAATGAATATGTTAGGTTCAACGGTTACAGTGTTGATGATGAAATTACAAAGATTAACAACCTAGAGCTTAACCTGTGCTATGCTATGGGAGGATTTTCAGATAAAAAGTTCCTCAAAGTTGTTGCAGAGAGCGTGACTCCCAGTGCCCAAAGTGAAAACATCTTTATACCTGACGAAGATCTAAGTGTGTATACTAAAAAGAGTTTGCCACTTGAGCGTGTGGTATACAGTGGTGTGCAAATTATTCAGCGCAACGGCGGCTATGAGATACAGGGCTATGATATTGAAAATCCTTACTTTAAAATTGTACCCAGTGTTAGTGCAAATCAGCCCAGAGAAGTTCGCGTAGGCGAAACAGTACTATTTGAATACAAAGATTTTGAAAATAAAATAATTAACATTCCCTATGGCACAATTATTACTAGCAGACAACAAGTTTTTGACTTCCTAGTAGCATATCAGAGATATTTGCTAAGTCGTGGCTTTGTGTTCGATGGTACAACAGGTGCTGGCGATAAGAATGATTTTGTTACTGCAGGACGAGAGTTTGCATTCTGGACACAACAACAATGGACTGAGGGCAGTGTTATTGTTCTAAGTCCTTTTTATGAAACATTGTTGCTTAATAGAACATTTGCCACAGTGGATGATATTACAAAAGGTGGTGCACTTAAAGATGCTAACAATGCTATACTTAATCCCAAGTACTATGATGTAAGCAGAGATGATAACATTGTTGAAATTAAAATTGATACAGAAAATACAAATCTGTATAGTGCTAAATTAGATCCTATACAGCATGAACATGTTCTTGTATTCAACAATACAACAATCTTTAATGATATTATATATCAGCCAGAGCTTGGCAACAGACACAGTAGACTCAAACTAATTGGTGCAAAAAGTGGCGATTGGAATGGCACACTGCATGCACCTGGTTTCTTTATCAATGAAGATAAGATTAACGTTTGGCAAACCTATCAGGATTACAAAAAGGGTGATATTGTAAGTTATCAGAGTAATACTTATGTAGCAAAAGCAAGTGTAGATGGTAGTAGCACATTTGATTACGACAGTTGGACTATTGCTGATAATATGACAACTGGACTTATTAAAAACCTAGCAAACAAAGCAGGGCAGTTTAAAAACTTCTTTGAAATGGATAACCTAAATCTGGAAGATGGTACAGACAAATTAGGTAAAGGTGTTATTGGATTTAATGAAAAAAGTTACCTTGCAGGACTAGGACTGGATGATGTCAGTCAGGTAAAGTTCTACCAGGGCATGCTAAAGCAAAAAGGCACTGGTGCTGCAATTAACAAACTTATTGATGCAGAGCTCACTAACCTAGATCAAAGCATTGACTACTTTGAAGAGTGGGCGTTCCGTGTTGGTGAATTTGGCAGTATTGACAGTAATCAAATTATTGAAACAATAATACCAGAAGATCAAGCAAGTAATAATCCAACTATAATACACTTCCGTGCTGATGGCGATCTAATAAGTGATGCGTCCTTGGGACATTATGAAGTAAAACAAAAAGATCTTTATAAAACACCTAACGATTACACAGGCAAAGTATTTGGTACAAGAGATGCTAACAGCGTTACCAAGAATGATTTAGACAGTGCGGGTTATGCAAGACTAGACGATGTTGACTTTACAGTGTTCAACGGTGATGAACTAGAGGCACTAAGCAGTCGTATTGGCGAACTAGGCAAAGGTAAAAAGATTTGGATTGCAACTGATACTACAAACACCTGGGGCATGCGCCGCATTGATGAAACACTGAGCACAGTAACTAGTGTTGAAAGCACAGGCAACGGATACTTAATCTATACCACAGATGTTAATCATGGACTAGTAAAAGATGACTATGTTATTGTTCGTGCAGCACAGCCAATAGGTAAAGTTGCTAAAATTTACGAAGTTAGTAGTCCAAATACGTTTACAGTTGTAGACACACTTACAGAAGCAGACATACAGGATGTGCGTATTCCAATGTATAAACTTAGTAGTGTACGTTTTGCACAACCAAGTGATCTTAGCACATATACACCTGTAAGTGGATGGGACAGTAAAGAACTAGTTTGGGTTGACAAAGACAATGATGGCGATTGGCAAGTATTACAAAATGCCCGTCCATGGACAACCACTGGTGTTAAAACAGCAAGTCCAATTAATGCAGATGATTTATATGGTAATAGCATTGCTATTAACAGTGCAAGTACACTAGCACTTGTTGGTGCTCCTAATAACGGAAGTGGTACAGTTGTGCCTTATGTTCGCAGTGAAGGCGGCATACTTATTGAAAGCACAAATGTATCTGCATCAACCATTGGCGACAGTTTGGATAGTTTTGGCGCAAGTCTAGCAATTGCTACAGACTATGCTATTATTGGTGCACCTGATACTGAAAGTAGCAAAGGCGCTGCTTTCCCTTATTACATAGACAGCACAGGTACATTTAACCGCAGACCAGCAATACGTCCAAGTGGACTAAGCACTAGTGACAAATTTGGTTTTAGTATGGCAATGAGCGGCAATGGCAGACATTTGTTTATTGGTGCGCCTGGCGATAATAAAATATATGTGTACACACTGATTGATCTTGTTTCTTCAAGTGAAAGAACATTTACTGTTACAACAACTGGTGCTGCAACATATACACTGGACTTTACCCCTACTGATCTTAATGCACTTAACGTTGTGGATGGCAATGGCAAAGTGTATTTGCCTACAAAAGACTTTACACTCAGTGGTGCAGATATTACATTTACAAGCACACCTGCAAGTAGTTTACAAATTGTTGTTAGACAGATGGATTACTTTAAAGAAATAGGTAATTACACAGCAGGCAGCGGCGACTTTGGACATAGCATAGACTGTGATTACCTAGGTAAGAGAGTTATTGTTGGTGCACCAGCAGCAACTATTAGTGCAAAAGCAAACAGTGGTGAAGCATATCTTTATGCACAGTATGTTGAGAAGTTCATTGCAGATGGCACGGTAAAATCATTTACAACAACTAACACATTGCAAACAAAAATCTACGTTGAAGTAAACGGTGAGTTGCAAATTGAAACAAATAATGCTGATGTTCCAGTGGACAATGACGGATCCACTGAAGGATTTTATACTCGTTCAAGTAAAACTATTACTTTTAAATTTGCACCCGCAGCGGGTGATGTAATTGAGGTATACACTGGCACGTTTACACAAATGCAACAGATTGACCAGGTTGACCTGGATGATGAGACAAACGGTAACGAGCAGTTTGGTATAAGTGTTGGTATTGATACTAAAGGTAGTATTATTGCTATTGGCAGTCCTGGCGAAGATGAAACAAATCCTAACACAGGCAGCGTATTCATTCTGCAGGACGCAGGCAAAAACTACGCTAGTGTTACCAGTAAAGAAGGTAGCAGTTACAGTGTCACTTCAGGACACACACTGTTCATTGATGACCGTGAAGTTACAGTAAGTTCTAGTAGCACTGATCCTGCAGACCTAGCCGCAGATATTGTTGCAGCAAACATCCCAGGAGTAAGTGCAAGTAAGAACAGTGATGATCAACTTGTTATTACATCAACTAACACAGAGCTTTACAATAAACTTAGTGTAATGCCAGGCACAGGCACTAGTTTCCAGTCTGGTGCAATTGTTGATCCGTTTAAACTTACACAAAAGATCAATCATCCACAGGCATTTGAAAATGAAAACTTTGGTGAAAAAGTAGCATTTGACAAACATGTTCATAATAGTGCAAGTGCATATTCGGATACACGCAATCTTGTAATTGCAAGTGATAAAGCAAGTACGCTGCTTCCTACAGGATTTGATATTGAAACTAACACAAACAGTGAAGACTACCTAAGTGCAACAACAGTATTTGATGCAAGTGGTACAACATTTACAGATAGACGCACACAAAGTGGCGCAGTGTATGTCTTTGAACTACTAAATCCTAATACACCAGATCTGGCAGATCCAAGTAAGATGGTGTTTGGACAGCAACTCAAGAGCACAAATATTCTTGAACTAGATAAATTTGGTAGCGCAATTGCATACAATGACAACAGAGTATTTGTTGGTGCACCTAATGATACAACAAACTTTGCTAACAGCGGCAGCGTATATGAATTTAACAACAACACAAGAGCAGGTAGTTGGAACACATTGCGCAGTGAAGGTACAAGAGTTGACGTAAGTCAAATTAACCGTGTTGCACTTTACAATAAAAAAGCAGGCGAAGTTAGTGTGTTCCTTGATTATATTGATCCAGCAAAAGGCAAGATAGCAGGTGTTGCTGCAGCAGAGCTTAGTTATGTTAGTCATGCAGATCCAGCAATGTATAACAATTTATGGAACTACAAATACAAAAACAGGCTATGGTGGGATACAAGCACTGTGCATTATTTAAATGCTGAACAAGGCAATTTAGATTTCCGCCAAAACTACTGGGCGCAAGCATTTCCTGGATCAAGCATTGATGTATATGAGTGGATTGAAAGTTCAACACCACCAAGTCAATACACAGGAGAAGGCGTTGTAAAAGACCCTACAAAATTCAACATAGCAAATGTATATGATAGCACAACAGATAGCACACAACCTCGTTATTACTTCTGGGTAAAAGATATACTAAGTGTACCTGTAGAAGCAGCATTTAGAAATATTAGTGCAGACAGTGTGCGTAGTCTTATTCAAGATCCTAAAGGCGCAGGTTTGCCACACATTGCATTCCTGGACACAAATGCAGTTGCACTGTTTAACTGTAAGCAGTATTTTGCAGACAAAGACACAGTACTAAGCATTAACTATGATGTAGTTAAAAACGAAGGCGTGTTGCACAGTGAGTATGAACTATATGGCAGAGGCAACACTGACCAGGCTATCCCAGCAAGAATGTATACAAAACTTGTTGACAGTCTAGCAGGCAGCGATAGTGTTGGTAACAGTGTACCAGATCCATTCCTAAGTGAAGTTGAAAAGTACGGTGTGCTTACACAGCCACGTCAGGGCATGTTTGTTAACCGTGCTGCAGCACTTAAAGTTCTAACACAGTATACAAACAGTGTACTTGTAAAAGCACCGTTTGCTAGAAACAGTAATCTAACAAAACTATTAAGCAGTGAAAATATTCCTACAGTCAACAGTGGCGAATATAACACCAGTGTTGATTCAAGTCAGGAAAGAGATTTCCTTAACACTGCTATCCTTAGCACAGGATATAAAGTACTAGTTCTAGAAGATGAAAATCAAAGTAATTACTGGACAATTTATACATTGCAGGCGGACAAGAGTTGGCTGTTATCAAATATTCAGGGTTACAACACATCAGACTATTGGGATTACGCAACCTATTATGCAACAGGTTATGATGCAACTACAGTGCCTGCTTATCAAGTTACTCTGGAAGCAGACCTACTTACACTTACCAGTGCGGTTACAGGAGACATTGCTAAAGTAACCAGCAATGACGAAGGCAACTTTAGTATGTTCGCTAAGACTGACACAGGCTGGGATGAGGTTATTATTGAGCGTGGCACACTGCAGTTTAACGCAAGTTTGTATAGTTTTGCAACAACCAATAGCAACTTTGAAGCAACAGGATTTGACAATGATGGATTTGACTTTGCTGCATTTGATAAAGTGCCTGCACAAGAAATTAGACAAATCATTGAAGCATTAAAGAACGATGTCTTTATTGGTGACTATGAAATTAATATGAATGAACTGTTCTTCCGTTTAATGGAATACGCACTAAATGAAAGTAACTTTAGTCCAGACTGGATGTTCAAAACAAGTTTCATTACAGTTGCACATAAGATTCGTAGTTTGGATCAGTACAACACATTTAAGTTTGACAACACAGACTTTATTGAGGACTTTATAAACGAAGTAAAGCCTTACAAAACAAAAATTCGCGAATACGTCAGCAAGTATGACAAGTTGGATCTCTATGGCAGTGATACTACTGATTTTGATCTGCATGCATACTATGATGAAACACAGGGGTACTTCCGTAAACCAAGCGGTGAATTTAGCGGTGATGAGATACTACAAACTCAAGGACTTAACAAGCCCTGGAGTGAAAACTATGGTTATAAACTGGATAGCATACAGATTGTAAATGCTGGTACTGGGTATATTACAGATCCTACAATTACAATTAGTGCACCGCAACTCGCAGGCGGTGTGCAAGCAGTGGCAACTGCAAAAACAAACGGTGATACAATTATTAGTATTACAATGACAAACAAGGGCAGCGGGTATACACAAGAACCAACTATTACTGTGACAGGCAGCGGCACAGGCATACTAGTAAGTCCAAGACTGGTAAACACAACAATAAGAAGTTTTGACACTACTATTAAGTTTGATCGTACTACATACACAAGTATCGTTAAGGACTGGACAGCAAATACTGCTTACACTGCAGGCGATGTAGTTGCTTACCAAAATACTGCCACTCTAACACAGGAAGTGTATGATGTAGCACTGAGCTTTACTAGTGGATCAACCTTTAGTGTGGAAAACACCAGTGGTAACACAGTACTAACAGTAAAACTAGATGCAGACTTTACAAACACTGCGGACAGAATTGCTGCTTACTATTATCCAACTGCAGGTATGATTGGCGATGATCTAGAACTATTGCAAAAAGGCACAGGTTACTTGGGCAATAACGTAACAGGTGCAGGATTTGACCAAGATCCAGGATTTGACAGTGGCAACTTTGATGTAGTTGCGTTTGATAACTTTGAAATTGACAGTGATGGTCTAGCAGTTCTAGCAGGACTTGACACTACTGTAACTAGTTTGTTTACAGATCTAGAACTGGGCACACGCCCTGAGGATATTAACATTGATGGCGCAGGATTTGTTGACACTTATAGCAGCCATGCACCTGAAGAACTAGTACCAGGCAGAGTGTATGACACACTTGACATGGAAGTGTACACACATGCAAGTAACGACTTTGAAAAAGATGGCAATGCCATGGAAGTTCGCTATGTGAGCTTCACTGATACAACTGGCGCAGTAACAGAATTTCAATGGGGTAGAACAGACAAAAGTGCAGATGATTATAATACACTAATTGTATACAAAAACAGTGTACGTCAGTATAACTTCACTACAAACTTTGCTACAAAAACTATTACTATAAGCTCTCCACTGGGCGCATCAGACATATTACATGTTTATGCATATGGACAAACTGGTGAAAAGATGATTGGTGAGTTCACTTTTGAAGGTGATGGTACACAAAAATTATTCATTCTTGCAAATGATCCTGATAATGTAAAACAAAGTATTGTTTTTGTTGATGGTGTAGAAACTAGTCCAGTATTTGAAGCCGCAGAGGGCAATACTACTATGACATTTGCTACAGCACCAGCAGCAAATGCACAAATTCATGTGTTTACATTTAATCAAGCAACAAGCAGAGATGCTCCAACAAAGTACAAACTGCAAACAACAACACTTACAGCAGGCACTCAAACCTACAGTTTGGATAATACAGTAAACTATGCACAGCCACTGAGTGCAAATACAATTGTTGAAATTGATGGAGTAAGATTACGTCCAGTAAACAGCAAGTATCACACAGGTGATGGTTCAACTACTCAGTTTAATATTTCAACAACTGCTGGCGAAACAACAATTGTAAATCCAGGAGATATTGGTGTTGCAGTAATACAACAGAGCACAGAGACAACACTAAATGCTGTTCGTAATATTGATTACACAGTCACAGCAGGCGATGCATTTATTACTATGCTTACTGCACCAGCAGATGGCGACAAAGTTATTGTATACAATCGCAGTGAAGCAGAATACACAATTAGTGCAGATGGCACAGAAATTACTATTGACGGCAGTGTAAGTTTCACAAGTTCAAGTACAATGCGTGTTAACACATTTGCTAATCATGATCCACTGCGCATCCAAACAAAAGTGTTTAAAGGGCAAGGCACAGGATCAACCACAGTAATTGATGAGTTTGATGATGTTGCATTTGATAGTGCAGGATTTGATCGTAGTGTAGTTTCAGGCACAGTTGGAACATATGACCTAGATAGAACCGTAACCAACGTCAACAACTTCTGGGTAACAGTAGATGGCATAAGGCTACATCCAGGTGATTATATTACAAACGGCGCAAGTATTGTAATGAGCAATAATATTCAAGCAACTATTGGCGGAGCAAGCATCGTTGTAATAACGCATATCAGTGAAAATGCTATTAAACCAAGCACTGGATTTAGAATCTTCCAGGACATGAATGGAAATGTTGAATATTTAAGAATGTGCAAGGATGCTACTACAGAAATTGCAGCAGATGTTCTGTTAACAGACACAAAGATTTATGTTAATGATGCAAGCGTTCTTCCACAAGTTAGCGCAGACAGCGAATATCCAGGCGTTGTGTTTATTGGTGGGGAGCGTGTAACTTATTGGGAAATAGATAACACAGACAATTATATTACTAATTTGCGCAGAGGTACAAAAGGTACAGCAATACTGAATCGTATTGTCCCGGGCTTCTTAGTAGTAGATGGCAGCAAAGATCAATATTTGCCTGCAACAGATACACATACAAAAACATGGTATGATTTAGGAACAGGCGTTGCTGCAGACGGACTTGGATTGCAGCAAAGCAGCACAACAAATGCTAACTTCTTAAAAGCGTGTGAGGCACAGGTGCCTAACTACAGAGCAGAACTTAATGCAGCAGAATACATGGTGGATGGCTATGTTGAAGATGACTACGTTGAGAGACTGTTTTGATGGTAGATAAATATGTTAGCGGAGTTTAAAGAATGGCAATTATATTAAGAAATAGTAGAAGTACTGCTCTCACACATGATCAGTTGGACGGTAACTTTACAGACCTAGATGGTCGAGTAAATACCAATGCATCTAACCATACAACTCTTGATGGGATTGCTGTAAAAACTGTTAACGGTGTAAGTCCAGTCAGTAACGGGGTTACTATTACAACTGCAAATATTACTGAAAACACAAACTTATACTTCACAAATGCAAGAGCAGATGCTCGTATTGCAGCGGCTAGTATAAGAGATGTTCTCGATGTTGATTACACTGGCACACCAACTACAAACCACGTTTTAACCTGGGACGGAGACAGTTGGATTAGTGCAGCACCTCCTGGTCTAGGCGGCGGTGAAGCAAACAATGGTAACAACTTAGGTGCAAGTGGTAGCAGTGTATTCAGTAGCAAAGTCGGTAGTGATCTACAGTTTAGAAAGATTATCGGTACTGCTCCTATTGTAGCAACGCAAAACACAAACGATATCACACTTACTTGGGTGCCTGCAGGTGACGTTGATGCAAACACACAAAAGATCATTAATGTTGTAGATCCAACAAGCGCACAACATGCAGCGACTAAAGCATATGCTGATACAATGCTTCCGCTTGCTGGCGGCACAATGAGTGGTGCTATTGCAATGGGCACAGCCAAAATTACAGGACTAGGAGATCCAACAAGCGCACAAGATGCTGCAACTAAAACATATGTTGATACAGCAGATGCACTGAAACTATCACTTACTGGTGGCACGATGAGTGGCGCTATTGCAATGGGCAGTAGTAAGATTACTGGCCTAGCAACTCCAACTAACAATGGTGATGCAGCAACCAAAGCATATGTAGATGGTAGTGTAAGCAGTCTTAGTACAACACTAACAATTGGTGACGGCAGCGCAACAGATAACGTAACAGTTGGCACAGACACACTAGTATTTGCAGGCACCGCAACAGAAGTAACCACTGCAGTAACAGATAACACAGTAACCATTGGATTACCCAATGATGTAACAGTGACTGGAGATCTTAGCGCAGGAGGCGATCTAGTTGTAACAGGAAACTTAACAATTAATGGTACAACTACTACACTTAACACAAGTACATTAACAGTTGACGATGCGCTTATTGGACTACAAAATGGATTAGGCGCAAGCGCAAACACAAACGATTTGGGCTTTATTATGGAGCGTGGAACAACAGGTTCTAATGCTGCATTTATATTTGATGAAAGTGCTGATAAGTTTGTAGTAGGCACAACAACAAACACAGCCGCAGACACTGGCAACATTACAATGGACATCAGTGGCGCCAGTGCAAGTACACTACAGTTGCATACACTAGAAGCAACAAGTGTAGCAGGTACACTAAGCACAGCGGCACAAACAAATATTACCAGCGTAGGTACGCTTACGAGTCTAACTAGCAGTGGCACTATAGACGCTGATACATTTACTACAGATGGGTTAACTATTGTTGACAACAATATTTCAACAAGCAGATCAAACGATGATATTAATTTAGATCCCAATGGCACTGGCAAGGTACAAGTAATTGGTAATATAGCAGCAACCGAATTCCAAGGTGTAGCAACAAGCGCACAGTATGCTGACTTGGCTGAGATTTATGCAAGTGATGTACAATATCCACCTGGCACAGTAGTAACAGTGGGTGGCGATGCAGAAATTACAAAAGCAGGACCTGACACAGTATATCTAGCAGGTGTTATTTCAACTGCTCCTGCTTACTTGATGAACAGTGCTGCAGATGGACAGGCAGTTGCACTAGTAGGTCGTGTACCAGTGCGTGTTGTAGGGTCCATAAATAAGGGTGAGGCTGTATTTGCAACGCACAATGGCTGTGCAAGTTCAAACGGTGCAGGCGCAATTGTTGGAATCGCATTAGAAACAAATAGCGATTTATCCCAAAAGAATGTAGAATGTTTACTTAAGGTATAAAACTATGAAAGAACAAGACATGAACAAAGACGATATTGAACAACCACAACAGCCCGAAAGTGCTATTAAAGACGTAAGTGGTGTGATGATGGAAGGTCATATTCGTATCTTTGATCCCGAGACAGGTGAAGATTATGTGAACAAGCGCAACGCTATTCATTATGAGAACATGAGTGAAGCACTTGCACTTAGCGTTGCAAACAAGACCACAGGGTTTGTTCATGAAATGGCATTTGGTAATGGTGGCACCAGTGTTGATCCAACAGGTGTAATTACATACTTGCCAGCAAACAGCAGCGGCGCTAATGCTAACCTTTATAATCAAACCTACTATAAAGTTGTAGATGACAACAGTAGTTTGAACACAGATACAGCAAGAAATAAACTTAGTGTAAACCACACAGCAGGACAAATTTACACAGATATTGTTGTAAGTTGTTTGTTAGACTACGGCGAGCCAAACAGTCAAGCAGCATTTGACAACACCAGTAACTTTAATGACACATACACATTTGATGAGCTTGGACTGCGTAGCTGGACAGGCACAGTTAACACGGGTAAACTATTAACACACGTTGTTTTTCACCCGGTACAAAAAAGTCTAAACAGACTTATACAGATTGATTACACAGTTAGAATTCAAACACTGACTAATCTTAGTAGCATATAATATACTAAGTTTATAAAGTGGATAAATAATACTAACGAATACATGCGGAGCAAATAAAAATGGCTTATACAGTTAACAAAACCGACGGTACTATTCTTGCAACAGTAGCAGATGGAACCATTGATACAACCACAGATCTTACGCTTATTGGTAAGAACTATGCTGGTTACGGTGAATTCTTTAACGAGAACCTAGTAAAACTATTGGAAAACTTTAGTAACACTAGTGCACCAGCAAGCCCAGTTGCAGGTCAAATGTGGTGGGACAAAACAAACAACCTACTTAAGGTTTATACAGGAACAACATTTAAAACTGTTAGTAGTAGTACAGCAAGTGGAAGTACACCAACTGGTAGTGTTACCGGTGATTTGTGGTGGGATACCACTAACGGACAGTTAAAAGTATATAACGGAACTAACTTTACAACTATTGGTCCATCATTTACAAGTGGCACAGGAACATCAGGTGCTATTGTTGAAACAGTTACAGACAGTGGTAGTACAGATCATGTTGTTGTTAAACTTTATACAAACAACGTTTTAGTTGCTACAGTATCCAAAGATACAACATTCACTCCGCAGAGTGCTATCTCAGGATTTGCAACAGTAAAGCCAGGTATTCAACTTAGTACTGCAGTTACAGGCAACAAGTTTGTAGGTACAGCAACAGATTCAGACGCACTTGGTGGCGTAGCAGCAGCAAGTTACTTGCGCAGTGATGCTAGTGATTCAACAAGTGGTGTACTTAGTGTACTAAACGACACAGGACTAGTTGTTGGTGTTGACAGTGACCTAACAGTTGGTGTAAGTGGAAGTGATGTAAGTATTAGTAATGCCACAAGTGATGGTGACATTCTTATTAAAGTTAACGATGGTGGTGTTGTTTCAACAGCAATGACCATTGATGGTGCAACAAACCGTGTTCTTGTAGCAGGTGCTCCTAGTGATAACCTAGGTGTTGCAACTAAAGCATATGTTGACAGTGCAGTCTCAGGCAGTGGCGGACTATTACTTAGTGGCGGCACAATGACAGGAGACATTCTTGTTAGTGGCACAGTAAACTTTGGTAGTAGTGGCAACAGAGTTGCAACAGTGTTTGCAACAACATTTAACGGAACTGCAACTGCAGCAGAATATGCTGACTTGGCGGAAAACTTCCGTCCTGATAACAGTTACGCTCCAGGTACAGTAGTAGCACTAGGTGGTGTGGAAGAAATTACTGCAGTAAATGAAGAACTTTCAGACAGTGTGTTTGGTGTGGTAAGCACACGCCCTGCATACTTAATGAATTCTGCACAAGATGGCGGTGCGCCAGTGGCAGTAGCAGGTCGTGTTCCAGTGCGTGTTTTAGGCTTGGTAAATAAAGGTGATAGACTTGTTAGTGCAGGAAACGGCATGGCAAGAGCTGCATCAGATGACGAATCAATTAATGCTTTCAATGTTATCGGCAGAGCAATCCAAACAAAAACAACTATGGAAGAAGGCACTGTAGAAGCCTTTGTAACAATTAACTAATCGGAGAAAAACTAAATGGCTTATACTTCAGGCGATACTATACTCGATGATCACTATAATGATTTTGCTACTAGTGTAAACGCACTTTGGGGTACAGGCTCAGGTGACAGAGGTTACGGAGAAAGTACTACAGTAGCCGCTGTCAGTGCCGGCACAACAATTACAGCGGCACAGTGGACAACACTACTAGCAAGAATGAACAGTATGGCATCTCATCAGGGCTCAAGTATTACTGCAATTAGTAATCCAAGTGCAGGTGATACAATTGCTGCATACACAGCACTAGCAACAAACATCGGCACTATTGATACAAACAGACTTACACCTGCAGCTCGTCAAAGTGTAGCAAACACAAACAGAGATAGTGCAACAACATTCACAGGTACACTAACGTTTACTCACAAGTGGGCATGGGGCAGTACAAACCAAGCACGTTACTTCTTTAACGCAGGTGGACGTTTGAGTATGAGTGGTCTACAAAGTGGACATGGCAGTGATAGTAAAGGTAACCAATGGGCAAACTTGCTTGTACAAGCAGGTACTTACTATGTGTATGCACAAACAGCAGGCAAGAGTGGTGGTTCAGGATCAGCAAGTACAAACCTTACTACTACAGCAGGCTATCATGACTTAACAAGTTCATATCTCACAGTGTTCCTACAGTATGAGGACACAGGTCCATATACTGCAAACTATGTACAGTGGCAATTACAAACTGCAGACAGTGGTGCTAGTGTTCAAGCAAGGTGTTACTGGGTTGACGCGGCGGCTGATCAGACAAGTTATAACAAGTCAATCTACAATGTACAGGATCAGGTTGAAGGTACACACAGAATGACATACGGTTATGAAAAGCATGATGTAACTTATGTTGCGGACAATGGTGGTACAATCACTGTAACAGGTAGTGTTTCACACAGTAGTGATATTAGACTTAAGACAAATATTCAAAAGTTGGATGTTGTGGAAGGTCTACAAACATACATGTGGAACTACACAAACGGTATCCAAGGTACATGGTCAGGTGTTATGGCACAAGACTTGCTAGGCACACAGTACGAAGATGCGCTACTAGTAGACGATGCAGGCTACTACATGGTAGACTACAACAAACTACCAGTTGATTGTGTAAAACACTAAAATATAAAAAAACATTTTAACTATTGACAGGCGCTTGGGCGCCTGTTATAATATCAAGAATGGAAAATCTAGAAACATATGCTCGCGAAAGATTCGAGCTCAACCGACAAAAACAGACTCTTAAAGAGCAACAACAGCAACGGCTCACTGTTACATATAATGGTGGGCTATTCCGTGTAGATATGACCTTGCTTAACTATTTGTATATGAAAAATGCAAATGCAGGCCTGTTTCAACAAAGCACTAAATGCATTATACCAGATAGTTATGATACACCAATTGAAATTGACTGTGTAGAACTTGTAAAACTATGTGATGCTCGTTGGAATGAAGTACACAATGATTGGCACAATGAATACACTGAACTAAAAACAAAACGCAAAGCAGGGGACGTCTCTGTCTAAAGGCATACTAATACTGTACAGTGAAAGCGCACAGTTAGACTATCTACGTCTAAGTGAAACATGCGCACGACTAGCAGAAAAGCATTTAGGTGTACCTAGTACCGTAGTTAAACTAGATCCTGCACAAAAAAACTTTCGCACATTTCGTTACCCTAACGGCGAACTAGAAGGTACAGAGTGGAACAACATAGGCAGATACAGTGCCTATGAACTTAGTCCATACAACGAAACATTGCTGATTGACAGTGATTATATTGTACAGTGTGACGCACTAGCAAAATATTTTGGGTGTGATCACGACTTTGTTTGCCATAATTCAAGTTGGGATGTCTCTGGCAATGATGTGTTTAGACATGACCGTTTTATGACGCAGAATTGGTTTGAAATGCGTTGGGCAACAGTTGTGTATTTTAAAAAAACGGAACGTGCAAAGCGTATATTTGATGCTTGGCGTATGGTATATGAAAACTACGCTTACTATGCAGAATTGTTTGGGTTTAGTAAAGCACCGTTTCGCAATGATTTTGCAATGAGCATTGCACATCAAATATGCAACGGATATGCAAACACAGCAACATTTGACTATGCATTGCCTGCACTTAGCAGTAGTGACAGTGTATTGGATTATGCAAATGGGCGTTGGCTACTCAAGTATGAACACAAAGAATCACATAACGTTGTACGCTACACAGGCGATTTACATGTAATGAACAAACGCAGTTTGCTGGAAGTAGCGGATAAACTATGCGCATAGAAAAAAATAAAGCGCAAGGATATCTAACTTTTGCACAAGGAGAACAATATCTTCATTGTGCATATCTGCTTGCTTTGAGTGTCAAAACTTATTGTAAAATAAATGATTTTTGTGTTGTTGTAGATCCTAGTACAGCGGACTTGCTTACAGACAATCACCGCAAAGTATTTGACGAGATAATCCAAATTGATACTATGCATCCTTTTGAAAATGAAAATCGTGCATGGGACTTAACTCCTTACAAAGAAACATTTAAAGTAGAAAGTGACATGCTCATTACAAGCAATATTGATCACTGGTGGGCAGGTGCTAGACTTAAGAATGTTTGTTTTACTACACAGGTGCGCAACTATCGAGGTGAAATAGTAGAAGATAAACATCACAGACGGATGTGGCATGAAAACAATTTATGCAATGCTTATAATGGTTTTATGTATTTTAGACACTGTGCTGAAACAAAACAATTTTTTGAAACAAGTCAACGTGTGTTTGATAACTTTGATATATACAAATTAAGTGTGCTAAGTAACTGTAGACACAACACTGCAGATACAGATGTGTTTATGAGTATTGCTGCAACTGAATTAGGCAGCGAAGATTACTATATGCCTACATTAGATTATCCTACATTTACACACATGAAGCAGCATATCAATGATTTTAGTAACGATGATTGGCGGGATGCTTGTAGTTGGGCACTAACAGATGATATGATATTTTGTGTAAACGGATATGCACAAACTAGACCATTTCATTATTTTCACAAAGATTTTTGTACACAGGAGTTAATAACGAGATATGAGCAGCGCATTCTTTGAAGTAGCAGATCAACTAAAACCACCTAGTACTAAAAAAATACATAAGTTGTATTATGATGATCAAGGCTGTATAATAGATATATCATATGACGTATTAGAACATGATTATATCGTTATTACACAAGATGAATTTGATGCGTGTAATAGTAAACGTGACGACTACACAGTAGTAGAAAATAAACTAACATTTAGTCCTCCTAAACATCGAACTTGGGGATTAACACAACAAGAACTAGCGAGAAATCCATATGTCAAAAGTTGATGTAGCAGACCTAGACTGCATTTATCTTAGTTACGACGAACCTAAGAAAGAAGAATTCTGGATTAAGATACAAAACATGGTGCCCTGGGCAAAGCGTGTTGATAATGTACAGGGCAGTGATGCTGCACACAAAGCAGCCGCAGACGCAAGTGATACAGAACGTTTCATCCTCATTGATGGTGACAACATGCCTTATCCAGAGTTTTTTGATATTACACTGGATATTAAACCAGAACATGAGGATTGTGTATTTCGTTGGAAAGCAGTAAACAACATCAACGGACTTATGTATGGCAATGGTGGTATGAGTTGCTGGACACGCACATTCGTAAACAACATGCGCACACATGAAGCAAGTGATGGCACTGATGAAAATGATGTAGAGTTTTGTTATGATCCAAAGTATCTAGCAATGAACAATGTGTATAGCACAACCTATCCCAATGGCAGTGCTAAACATGCTTGGCGTGCAGGATTCCGTGAAGGTGTAAAGATGTGTTTACGCAATGGCACAAAACCTACACTAATTGAATTTGAAGATATGGTACATAAGTCAAACTTTGATAGATTAAGCGTGTGGCATAACGTTGGCAGAGATGCAGAACACGGTTCAGATGCAATTAATGGTGCACGAATGGGTACATACATGACCATGCTTACTGACTGGGATCATACACAAGTACAGTGGTTTGAAAATTTAGATAAGATATATTCCGAATATGATATTATGAACATGCCTGAGATTAACGGTGCGCTTCTGAGCAGACTTGGATTGCCTATGTTAGATATAGGAATTAAAGAAAGTGCTTTTTTTAAGAAGTATTATGAACAAACATACTGTGCAGCAGGACCTATGACACTGGAAATAGATGCAATTAGAAAGCACGAAGGCTGGTAATGGATTGTGGTGCTTTTGATAGCGGATTCTGTATTCATCCAGATGGAAAAGTAAGTCCTTGCTGTTTATTTGATCACAATTTATTTTTGGATATTAATGACCTTGACTGGAAAGATCCATGGCATAGTTTAAGAGATGGAGCAGGATGTGACGCTTGTAGGCATCCTGGACCAAAGTACAAAGATAATTTTGATAGTTTAAAAAATGAGACTTATGCTATACGATATTTAGATGTAAGAAACAATAATCTTTGTAACCTAGAATGTACAATTTGTAATAGTTATTACAGTAGTAAATGGGCTGATAGATTAGGTGAAACAAAATTTGTAAGCACAGACTTTGATGTAGATTTAACAAATGTAGAACATATCTACTTTGCTGGAGGAGAACCACTTATCAATCCCAAACACTGGCAAGTATTAGATAGTATCATTGATCCTAGTAGTGTTACATTACATTATAATAGTAATCTGTTATCAATAAAAAATATTGATATATACTGGCCTAGATTTAAACATGTGTCGGTCAATGCTAGTATGGATGCAATTGGTCCCTTAGGAGAACAATTGCGTTACGGCACTAAATGGGACAAGTGGACAAATAATTTACACACTGCAGCAATGTATGCAAAAGTCACAGTAAATCCAACTATAAGTGTATTGAATATTTTTAACTTAAAAGAAATTGAACAATGGAGCAAATATCCTGTTGTTTATAACATACTAGCAGAGCCTGATTATTTGTGTGTAAATGTATTACCAAAAGACCTAAAAGAATCTATAGAATATATTCCAGATAATGCTCACCTTAGAAGTTTATTGAATAATGATGAAAGTTGGCTATTTCCGCACACAATGAGTTTTATATTGTTACAAGACAAACTTAAAAACACAGATATATGGAGTAGTTTGCCGTTTGAAAAATATGCTATTCAAGAATATATGCGAGATGGTATATGAGTGATTATTACAACGATGCACTAACTGCAAAAGATAAACTTGCAACAGTAAGTGATAGTTTTTGTTTGGCAAAATGGAAACAAGTTAGTTTGCATTTAACAACTGGTCATACAAACAGTTGCTACCATCCACCATTGCATCCTATTCCTGTGGAACCACTAGCAGAAAATCCCAGTGCGTTACACAACACTGCACACAAAAAACAAAGTCGACTAGAAATGATGGAGGGAACTAAGTGCAGTGATTGTAATTATTGTTGGAACATAGAATCACAAGGCAATATAAGTGACCGTCATTACCGCAGCGGCGAGCCCTGGGCCATGCAGAGTTTTGATGAAATAGTTAACAACCCACTTGCGGATGTTAACCCAAGTTATGTAGAGGTAAATTTTAATAATGTTTGTAATCTTAGTTGCAGTTATTGCAGTCCTCAGTTTAGCAGCACCTGGACAGCAGAATCAAAGGAACACGGAGCATGGCCCACAACTGTACCGCACAATGACCCCCAACACTTTGTGGGCAAAAGACGGGCTATTCCCAACAGAGAAGACAACCCCTACCGCGAAGCCTTCTGGCGATGGTGGCCAGCTCTATACAAGGATCTTAAACACTTCAGAATGACAGGCGGTGAGCCCACAATGGATCCAAACACATATCGTGTGTTTGACTATGTGTTAGATAATCCAAAGCCTGATCTACATCTTAACACCACAAGTAATTTTAGTGTTGACGCTAAGGTATGGGACAAGTACAAAGGTTATGTGCAACGCCTGTGCGAAGGTGAGCAAATTGAACACTTTATGCAGTTTGTTAGTTTGGACACCTGGGGTAAACAAGCAGAATATATACGTCATGGATTGGACTTTGATCTTGCTATAAATAGATGTGAAGAATTTGTTCGAGATGTTCCACGTCGTAGTAGCCTGACATTCATCATTACAATGAATAATTTAAGTATACTTTCTCTTAAAAAATTGTTAGAATACATTGTATACTTGCGTAAAACTTACACTGATACCTATCAGCGTATATGGTTTGATACACCTTTACTCTATACTCCTGAGTGGCAAAGCATGCAAATATTGCCCATGGAATATCAAATAGTAATGCAAGAATGTATACGCTATATGCAAGATAACATGCACGAAATGCATGGATTCAAAGACTATGAAGTGCTAAAAATGCAACGTGATTTGGATTGGATGTTACAAGGTACTACAGATGTAGAACGCAAGCGTGGAGATTTTTACAAATTCTTTAGTGAACATGACCGACGCAGAGAAACAAATTTTTTAGAAACCTTTCCAGAGATGAAAACATTTTGGCAACAGTGTGAACAGTATGCAAACAGATCTAATATTTAAAGCAAACCATTTAGACACTAAGAGCGCAAGTTTCTGCGCAGCCAAGTGGTACAACGCTACTATATGGCTTGGCAGCGGTATGACTACCAGTTGTCATCATCCGCCAGCACATCTAGTCAATCCAGAACTAGTGCTAGAAAATCCAAAACTGTTGCACAACACACCTGAGAAAAAAGAACAGCGTAGACAAATGCAGTGCGGTGAACGTCCCAGTGGTTGTGAATACTGTTGGAAAATTGAGGACATGGGCAAGTCATTTATAAGTGACCGTGTTTACAAATCCAAGATATATACTAGTGAGGAACTTAAAAATGCATACGCTACACCACATGATGAAGATGTTGATCTCATTACCCTTGAGATTGCCTTTGATAGAACATGCAACTTTGCTTGCAGTTATTGCAATCCCGCATTTAGCACAACATGGGTAAAAGATATAAAACAAAAAGGCAGTTACAATGATCTACAAAGTGATGGACGTAACCACTTCACACATCCGCACGATAAGAACCAACTGTACAAGTTCGGCGAAACAAATCCATATGTAGAAGCATTTTTTAAATGGTGGGACACTGACCTACATCGCACACTGCGTGAACTGCGCATCACAGGCGGTGAACCTATTATGAGTGCAGAACTTTGGAGATTGTTTGATTGGTTTAAACTAAACGCAGATAAAAGTCAGACCGGTCTTGCTATTAATAGTAACCTCGGCGGCAAACCTGAACTAATAGATAGATTAGTAGAAGCAAGAACACACTTGCCTAGTTTAAATATTTACACTAGTATGGAAGCAACAGGATACAGTGCTGAATACATCCGTGACGGATTAGACTTCGACCAGTGGTGGAAAAACTTGTTAAAACTACACTTTGCAGATATTGACACACACTGTATGATGACAATTAATGCGCTGTGTCTACCAACACTGCCTGATATGATTGAAAAAATACTTCGTGCAAGAACTCTATTTGGCAATGGGTTTGCAGTAATGAGTTATAATATACTGCGCTTTCCAAGTTTCCAGAGTTGTTTGGTGTTACCGCAACCTATTAAAGATGCTTGTGTTAGTAGACTAAAACAACTTGACTTATCTAACATGCAAGACTGGGAGCGTGGACAACTGGACAGATTAATTGAGTATTTGCAAGTGGTTGAGAAACCACACAACGAAGCATTTGAAATGCCACGCTTGCACAACGACTTTAAAAAGTTTTACACACAATATGATGTACGCCGCAATCACACATTTGCACGGGCGTTTCCAGAACTAGAGGAATGGTATGAGTCGCTCTGAAAAAACAGACAAATATTACGAAACATATGACTACAACAGCAGACGTCCTGTGTTTGTTAAGTTAGAAAGTTTGCGTGAAGACCAGCAAAAGCGTTTAATGGAAAGCAAGTACTTTTGTATGATTCCATGGACGCACATACACGGATTTCCAACAGGCGAAGCATACCCTTGTTGTTTGGCTGAAATGGAACACCCTATCGGCAACATGCGAGATAATTCATTAGAGGAAATTTGGAACGGGTCAAATTATGTCCAAATGCGTGAACGCATGCTTGCTGACAAACCTTGCAAAGAATGCACACGCTGCTACGAACAGGAAGCGCAAGGCTTCTTTAGTATGAGAAACAGCCACAACAAACACTTTGGGCATCACATTGACAAAGTAGATCAGGGTGTTAATCCAGACTTTGAACTAGTATACTGGGATATTCGTTTTAGTAATCAGTGTAATCTAAAGTGTCGCAGTTGCGGTCCTATGTTTAGCAGTTTGTGGTATGATGATCATGTTAAAATGCATGGACAAGCACCTAATCACAAGCGTATAGAATGGGCAGGTAAGAATAAGACTGATATATGGGAACAAATGATCCCACACATTGACCACATAGAGCAAATATATTTTGCAGGTGGTGAACCTCTGATTATGCAGGAACACTATAACATACTTAAAGAACTTGTTCGTCGCAAACGTTTTGATGTTAAATTAATTTATAATACAAACTTTAATGAAACGCTGTATAAAGATTTAGATGTGCTGGACTATTGGGGTATGTTTGATAGTGTTAGTATTGGCGCAAGTTTGGATGCCAGTGGAGATCGTGCAGAACTAATGCGCAGTGGGTGTGACTGGAATAAAATTGTACACAACAGACAACGCATGCTAGAAGTGTGTCCTGACGTAGACTTTTACATTAGTCCAACAGTAAGTTTAATGAATGTACTACATGTGCCTGATTTTCATAGAGCGTGGGTAGACAGTGGATTGCTCAAAGCACAGGACTTAAACGTAAACATACTGCAATCACCTGATTGGTATCGTGCAGATTGTTTACCCAAAGAACTAAAAGCACAAGCAACACAAAAACTAGAAGAGCACATTGCATGGCTAGAACCTCAGGATCATTTGCAACGTGCAACAAATGGTTTCCGCAGTACAATTAGTTTTATGAATAATACTGACAATACACAGCATTTGCCCAAGTTTAATCATGTTACCAAGCAGTTGGACGCAGTGCGTACAGAAAACTTTTATACAGTGTTTCCTGAACTACAAGGTTTAGCACAATATGAGTAGATGCATACTTCCATGGATTAGCATTGAAACAACTCCGCTGGGAACAACACGCCCTTGTTGTTTGTATACTGATGAAATACCCAACGTTGATCTTAAAACACATACACTAGAGGATGCGTTCAACAGCAAGACAATGCGTGATCTGCGCCGTAGTTTCCGCAGAGGCGAAAAACCTGATGGTTGTCGTAACTGCTGGCGTGAAGAAGATGCTGGCAAAAAATCAAAACGTGAATACATGTTGGAAAAGTTTAAACATCTTAACATTGAATACAAAGACAACAATGGCGAAGAACTTGTTTTCTTAGATTTAAAACTTGGAAACATTTGTAATTTAAAATGTAGAATATGTGGTAGTTGGAGTAGCAGCAAATGGGCAAAAGAAGAATTAGACTATGTAGATGACAGTAAAAATCATATTGCTCGTACTTGGTTACGGGCAGGACAATGGCCCAGAGAAAGTGAACATTTTTGGACACAGTTAGATGAGATACTGCCACAAATAAAATATTTTGAATTTACTGGCGGCGAACCATGGATGATCAAGGAGCATTTTGATCTATTACAACGTGCAGTTGATCGAGGACTTGCTAAAGATATTGACATCCATTACAATACAAACACTACACAGTATCCAAAAGATCCCACGATATGGCAGCATTTTAAACATGTGCAAATAGCATTTAGTGTAGACAATACTGAAGAACGTTTTGAATATGAACGCTATGGCGCAAACTGGGAGACTAGTAATGCTAACATAAAAAAGGTACATGCACTCAGAGACAGTGGCTATCCAATTAGTACGCAGTTATGCTGTACCTGGAACGTTCAAAACATTTATTACTTGGATGAAATATTAACCTGGGCAGATACTATGGATTTTAATAGCGTACATTTTAACGTAATGCATGATCCCTGGGAGTTCAGTCTAAGTTGTATACCTAGAGGTGCTCGCAGTCCTGTTATGTTATACTTACAAAAGCAACAGATAAAACACAGCAAATATAAAGATGATATTGTTGCACTAAAACAAATGATAGTTAATTCAGGTGGGAAAGAGAACGGCGAATCACTGCATACTAAACTGCGCCAAACGGACTTGTATCGTAATCAAAATTTTGCAGGAAGTCACGCTAAGATGGCAAAAGTAATTGGTTATGAGCTTTAATTATGCTGGTATTGTGTTTTCTTGGTGGTGCAGGCGGAAACTTTGTTAGTAATATGTTAAGCATGTTACAAGACAGTACACAGCAATTGCATATAGGTACTAACTTTCATCAATCTATTAGAAGTAATGATATTATATTAACCCACGATGAAAAAGATAATTGTAAGTATTTTTGCGGCAACTATAAATTTAATATGTATTTAAACGCTGTCATTAAGTATAATATAACTGACCGTAAACAACATACACAACAGGTCTCCAAGCAACTTGAGCTTTTTAATCAAGTAGCAAATTCGTCAATAATCTTTTATAAAGAAAATTTGCACATTAACTATGATGATCTTTATATTGACCCAGAAAAATTTATCAAAGATTGCTTTACTATGTTCGACGAGGCAAAAATAGACTATACCAAAGATTACGAGATTGCAGCCAGATGTATTGAAAATTTTAAAACTACCTGTATAGATCCAAGTATATATTTCGGGAATATTAACAGTAACATATGGTTAGGATGGTGTTTAGGAATTGATAGACTTTTTTTAAATGAATGTCCTATTTTTGAGAATAAAGCACTTGCTCAGGAGCATGTATCGCACAAACAAGATTTATATAAAGATATAACACAACAATATAATATGGTATACTTTGATGTCTAAACCTGAAAATCTATGCATGGCGCCATGGACGCACACCTATCTCAGCCCACAAACTGAAAGACGACTGTGCTGTGCCAGTCGTGAACCTGCACAGAGCTTTACGCAGTACATTGACACAGCAGAAGGCGACAACGAGTACACTCCAGAAACACTGGAAGAATACTGGAACGGAGCAGGCATTCGCAGTATCCGTAGACAAATGTTAAACAATGAAGTTCCAGATGCGTGTCAAGTATGTGATAAAAAACTTCTTAACCAAGACGTATACAGAGATTACTTCACACATTTGTTTAAGCACAAATGGGACCAAGTCATTACTAGCACAGATGCAGATGGTTATACAACCATGAAGCCTGTAAGTTGGGACTATCGTTTTAGTAACTTGTGCAATTTTAAATGTCGTATGTGTGGACCTATGCTTAGTAGCAGTTGGGAAACAGAAGCTCGCAAGCAAGGCAAAATAGAACCTTGGATGGAAAAGCCTGTTAAACGTGCTATTGAAAAATTCCAAAAGGATACTGTGGAAGCAGAGTTTGCAACTGCAGTTGAAGAACATCGTATTGAAGAAGTATACTGGGTAGGTGGAGAGCCACTCATGTATGAACAGCATTGGCGTTATATGCAACGCATCATAGAACTGGGTGATGGGCCTGGATTGTATGCACGATATAATACAAACCTAAGTCGTGTTGATTATCGTGGCGTAAACTTGTATAAGGATATACTTGCCAACATTCGTGATTGGCAAATATGTGCAAGCATAGATGGCACAGGCGCTGTAGGTGAGTATATACGCACAGGATTAAACTATGAGGAATGGTTAGCAAACTTTAAACAAGGGTTAGAGTATACTCATGGTGATAGACGTAAGATGCGCATTGACTTTACACTTACACTGCCTGGACTATTTGAAATAGTAAACATATGCCGTCTGGCAAGAGAATTAAACGTAGACATACTTGCAAAAGTTACGTTTGCATTTACACCAGATATTGCAATGTCGCCACTGTTTCTTCCACGAGAAATATTAGATCATATTGTAAATGAATTGTTATTGACTGACTACGTGGATAATCGTACAATAAGAGAAATGTTAAAAAGTTTATTAACTCGTCCAACTTTTGAGGAAGAGTTTCCAGACGAGTTTGCTAAAGGCAGAATCAAAGGCAAGTGGCGTATGCAAGCCATGGACAATTTGCGCGGCGGTATGAAGTTTAGAGATACACTGGGTACGATACAAGCAAGAGAGTTTTGGGATGAAATCTGTTAAAGTAGTATTAAGAAATTATGAAACTGGAGAACTAGCGGATTATAATATTGTTCCTGCAGATAATCAACTAGCACAGGACTGGATAGTGGCACTTGAACAAGATGTGCTGCAAAAAAGTTTGCACTTAGAAAAAAACTATTGCTTCCACGGCTTTCCCTATACACAGCGTGATCTAAAATATCTTTGCAATAATCTTAATAAACATATACGCACTATAAACACAAGCAATTTAGATTATGTTATTGAAGAACACTTCTGTGAGGATACAGTAAGGTTTGATGAAAATTATCCCGTTGGTTTGTACACTGATAACAAAAATAATCATGGCCTTAGATTAAAACATGATGTTATGAATTTGCTACATAATCATTTTGAATTACTACAAGGAACTGTGGAAGATCCAAGTGAATATGCATCACAAATGACTGTGGAAACAACATACGCAGTAAGACAACTGAACAATATTTGTCATGAAATAGAAAGTTTAGTACTAAGTCAACGCAAAGCACAAGTAGAACCATTTTGGGTTCGTCCCAGTCAAATCACAACATTTCTTCGTGCGCCTAGACACACGCTTACAGACGAACACAGACAAGGTTTTTTGGACAATAGTTATGACAGGGAACTAGGCGGCGTATATATGCACTGGTGTCAAATTGGTAAGACACTTATGGAAGTGTACAGAGATGAGGGTGCACCAGAACTTACTGATACTGTATGTGAAGCAATTACACATTTGCAATACTACAGCGGAGAGTTTGATGTTGAGTGGGGCAATGATGTTGTGTATGATACTCACAGTCCCTGGCACTGTAAAGAAATAGATGGATTTCAAAATTGGTTAGCAGCAAATAAGTTCAATCCCTATGATCCTAAACTTAGTTTAGGCTATTTAAAACTGGGAGAAGTTGACCTGCTAAATAGTTTTGGAACAGCGGATGCTCAGGACATATGGCGACAAATGGGCAACTATCTAGACATTTATAAAATAGAGTGCGGATCAAGCAGTGCTACCTATGATTATCACTGGAGCGATAGAGACCACGAACAAAGACAACTCGAGAGTTTACGATGAAAATACTAATATGCGGATTACCTGGCAGCGGCAAAAGCACACTGGCAGAACCTTTTGCAGAACTAATAAATGGCATTTGGCTAAATGCAGATCAAGTAAGAACACTGTATGATGACTGGGACTTTAGTTTAGAAGGTCGTTTACGTCAAGCACAACGCATGCGTCACCTAGCAGATGGTGTAGTAATGGCAGGTAGAATTGCAGTAGCAGACTTTGTTTGTCCTACTAGTGCAGCCCGTGCAGAATTTGCAGCAGACTACACAGTGTTTATGAATACACTGGAAGCAAGTAAAAGCACTAAACCTGCAGCACCAGGCACTACATTTGCACACACTGATTCAATTTTTGAACCAGTGCAAAACGCTAACTATAATGTTGCAACATGGTTTAATGACACACATACAGAACTTACAAAAGTCGTAAATAATTATATACTTGCACAGCAAGGAAAACCCACGGAGAGACTATAATGTATAAAGTATTATTAACAATAGCAGTATTGTTAGTTCCAGGGCAAGCACTAGCACTGGACGGAAAAGATGAATTTAAAAGAAATTGCGGTATTTGTCACAGTATTGAGCAAGATTCTAGCATAAAAAAACTTGGTCCAAATCTTTGGAACATCATGAATCGCGGCGTTGGTACAAGCGTAGCAGACGATAATTCAGCTTTTCCCGCCTTGTCTGTTTTAGGAGGTTCAGGTGCTTACAACAGGTACAGTAAAGAGTTTAGTGCTTGGGCTCATGAGAATCCACAGTGGACAGAAGAACTACTGGATGCCTGGCTAACTAACAGTAAGAAGTTAGTAAAAGGCACAAACATGAGCTACAGACAAAAGAGTGCTGAAAAACGCGGTGCTATTATTGAATATCTTAAGAGCATGGGCGAAAAGTAACATGGAAAACTGGAAAGAAGTTGCGATTGAAGCACTTAGAAAAGAAATACTAGCACTGATTACAGAGCAAAAGTCTGCACTAATTAAATCAGGACCTGGTAAAGACAAAGATGTTCATGAAGTAGTAGATGATTTGCACAAGCAAGTCGCTATACGCATTGATGTTATTAAACATATTGAGACATTATCATATGCATCAATTGTCAATAAGATTGAAAATTTATCATGAGTTTTGATTGGCGCAAGCCCACAGCACAAATGCTGGGCAGATGGCAACCCTGGCATGATGCCCACACAGCGTTGTTTAAACGTGCTCTTAGTGTAACAGGACAAGTTGTTATCATGGTGCGTGATGTGCAAGGCTGGGAAGATAATCCATTTGACTATGAACAAGTATGGCATGGTATCCGTGATGGACTCAGTGCAGCAGGTTATGAATACAGCATACAATATATTGTAATGCGTGTACCTAATGTTGTGGACATCAGTTACGGCAGAGGCGTAGGTTATACATTTACTGAACATGATTTAGAACCAGAACTTAAAGCAATTAGTGCTACAAATATTCGTGCAGAGATGCGAGCAAAGGGAGAACTATAAAGTGCCTAAACCAAATCTAAAATTTGATCTAAGTGTGCGTGACATAGAAGTTATTGAACATGCGCTTCGTGCAAAGGCAGGCAGGCGTGGTATTGCAATTGCTAGTGGAAATTATAGTGAAGAACTAAGAAGAGAAATGATGGAAATACAAGAGTTACTTGGTAAACTACATGAACAAAAAGTATGGTACAGACCTAAGGAAAAAACTTATGTCAGTGGTTAAATTTATTAAACGTATTATTAATAAAATTAAAATGGAAATAAGATACCGCAAGCGACTTAAAGAACTACGCAAGCGCGATCCGTTTATCTACAAATAGGAATAACAATGTTAAGTAAAAAATGTAAACAGCATTTAACTGATGCAAATATGACAGCATGGAAACATTTCTGTCATGCAATGGGCATTGCGTTTAAACTGCAACGAGCAACACTGGCGGTGGTTGTACATGCTTTTATACCACGTTGGTTTACAACATATGCAAGTGAGTGTATCAAAAAGATGGCTAAATGCTTGTAAATGTAACTGAAGTAGAACACTATACAGATAGATTGTTTCGCATACGCACAGAACGGCCACGCAGTTTTCGTTTTACAGCAGGTGAATTCACAATGATTGGATTGCCTGACACCAACATCACCAGGGCATATAGTTTCACCTCTGGCCCTGGTGATGACTACCTAGAGTTTTACAGTATTAAAGTTGAGGACGGTCCTCTTACCAGCAAGTTGCAGCATGTTAAGCAGGGTGACAGTTTAGAAGTTGCGGAACGCACAACTGGCACACTTACACTTGCTAACATTGAACTAGGCGGCAACTTATGGTTATTTGCTACTGGCACAGGCATTGCTCCTTTTGTTAGTATACTCAGAGATCCAGATACATATAATAATTTTTGGACAGTAAATGTAGCCTGGTCAGTGAGAACAAATGATGAACTACTAGCCTATCATGATTTTTTACAAGAGATGCTCAGTGATAGCATTCATAATTACTATCCAACTGTGACTCAGGAGACGCCTGCGCAGGGTGTGCTTGGTGGGCGCATACAAGAACATATTGCAAATGATGAATATTGGAAATTTATTAGACCTGACAGCGATAAAGTTATGATATGTGGCAGCATGGATTTTAATACAGACATGAAAAATTTGTTCATTGACACTGGATTCACTGAAGGCAGTAAGCGCAGTGCAGGAAATTTACTACAAGAGAAAGCATTTGTCGAAAAGTAAAGAAACATTCACAGTTGATGAACCCTGCACACTAAGTTGTCCAGATAAATCTCATCCACTGTTCACTATAAAAATAACACTAGACAAACCAGTGGCAGTGTGTTATTATTGTAGCAAGACATGGGTATTAAACGATGACAATTCTAGGACTTAGTGCAGGCTTCCACGATGCTGGCGCAACACTAATTAATAAACGAGGCGATATCCTTTTTGCTGGACATGCAGAACGTTATAGCGGCATAAAGAATGATGCTAACTTAAATGATGTACTGATTAAAGATGCATGCAGTTATGGCGAGCCCAATCACATAGCATGGTACGAGAATCACTGGTCAAAGCGCACACGACAGTTATACAGTGGTGAATGGCGCAAAGCACTGGACTTTAGCACAACACCCAAGAGTATTGCACGACGTCATCATCTTAGGGCACCTATTACAAGTTATGGTCATCATAAGTGTCACGCTGCAGCAGGATTTCAAACCAGTCCTTTTGATAGTGCAAAAGTTATAGTAGTGGATGCTATTGGTGAATGGGATACGATTAGTGTTTGGGATGCTTGGTATCAACCACAAATATTGGGCAAAGGCATTGCACGATATAAAAAGATCTGGAGCCAGCAGTATCCTCACAGTATTGGACTTTACTACAGTGCAGTAACAAAGTATGTTGGATTAAAGCCCATGGAAGATGAATACATTTTAATGGGCATGGCAGCATATGGCAAAAGTTATTTGAGTGCATACCAAGAAAATTTAAAACTAGTTGACGACGATAAAGCCATAACATTTAAAGATAACATGCATGCAGGCATTGACGAGGATCATTTTGCAGGCACAGGACTTACTGAGTATGATGTTGCAGCAGGCGCACAAAAAGTTACTGAACAATTACTACGCAACCTATTTGAAAAGCATTGTACCAGACAAGACAATGTAGTGTTCATGGGCGGTGTTGCACTTAATTGTGTGGCAAATAGTATGCTAAGTGGACTGTGTCGTAACCTATGGATCATGCCTAATCCAGGTGACTGTGGTAATAGTTTGGGTGCTGCAGCACTGATGTATGGGAAACGGTTACAGTGGGAAGGTCCTTATCTAGGACACGACATGGGAGGCGAGTATCCTGTTGATGCAGTTATTGGAAAATTAATGACTGATAAAATTGTAGGTGTTGCTACTGGTCGTGCAGAGTTTGGACCAAGAGCATTAGGCACTAGAAGTTTGCTTGCTGATCCACGCGGTGATGATATTAAAGATCGTGTAAATGAAATAAAGCGTAGACAAAAGTTCCGTCCGTTTGCACCAATGGTACTAGAAGAACATGCAGAAGAAATATTTAATATGCATGGTGATACTAATCCATATATGCAGGGTGTGTACTATTTAAAGAACCCAGAACTATATCCTGCTATTTGTCATGCTGATGGAACTGCTCGTGTACAAACAGTTGGTAAGAACGATCATCCAGGTGTAAGAGCATTGCTTGAGAAGTGGTACTTTATGACAGGTTGTCCACTGCTACTTAATACAAGTCTAAACATCAAAGGCGAACCCATGGTAAACAACCGTGCTGATGCAGATAGATTTGAAAAACGTTATGGAGTAACAGTATGCAGTTAATTAAACTACATGATGATTTTTATCGCATCGAAGATGCATTTGATAAAGCAACAATAAAGAAACTACGCAAGCATTTCAAACACAGAGATTGTTGGCAACGACTGGGACAAGGGGCAGAAAACAGAGACGAAGGTCACTATGCTAAAGGATTGCACTTACCTGAGATTGAATCTGTTGTCAGTGAATATTTTGCTACACCGTGTTTTGCTAATAGCACACAGTTATGGTATGACTATGAAGGTTATATAAATGAAGTACACACTGATCTGAGTCCTAATCTAAGTGCTAATGTACAGATATATCTTTGCAAAGGTGACGAAAGCATGGGTACCCACTGTTACATAGATGGCATGTGGCGCAGTGTTCCTTACATTAAAAATGGTGGATATCTAATGTTTAATCCTACTCAACATGAACATGGCATGCGCAGTCCTGTTATAAAAAGGCGCATGAGCATATATCAGAGTTACAGAATAACACAAATTCCTAGTCCTATATGGTAATCAATGTTTGATATTTACTGCATGCAAATGGGCGGTGAAACTACGCTGCCTGCGCACACAAAATACACACGCTATAACAATACACATCTGGCAACTATTAAGCGTATAGTTGAACGGGCAAGTACAGAATATGTTTGGGTTGTCAGCGACTTGTGCGACTATTCACACTTTGATTTTACTTGGCAACCTGTACCCTGGGAAGCAACGCAAATACACTGTTGGGCAAGCGGAGATTGCGAGTACGGCGATACTTTCCTTGTACCTGTAGCAGCGTTTAAGCGTCAAGCAGACAACCTTAAAGTTCTTGGCTGGTATGAACACATTAACTGGCACAGCAACGGTGTACCTCGTACTACATTAGGCGATATGTATGATTGGGTAAAGCGTACTCCGTGTGACCTACACTACGATCCTAATCTATGGGAAAAACGCAATCTACATGCCTTTACTGCAAGTGGTAGCGTACTACTAGTGCCGCGTGACTGTAAACAGCATTTTCGGACACAGTACTATGACTACCCATACATATTGCGTCATAATGACTATAAAATAGAGGATAAGGCACTAGATGTAGTGTATGTTTCCAATGGCGAAAAAAACGCCGATTTAAACTGGGATCGACTGCAAAAACTGTGTCCGCGAGCAAAGAGAATTGATGGTGTAAATGGCAGAGCTCAAGCATACAAAGCCTGTGCAGAAATATCAGAAACAGATTGGTTTATAAATGTATTTGCAAAGTGCTGGGTACATGATGACTTTGACTTTAACTGGCAGCCTGATTACATGCAAAATGACAAACACTATATCTTTGATTCATACAACCCTGTTACAGAATTAACCTATGGACACATGGGCATTATTGCCTACAACAAACAGTTAGTATTAGACTGCACTGAATGGGGGCTAGACTTTACACTTAGCATGCCGCACACCAGTGTACCTGTTGTAGGTAGCACTGCAGATTATGCAACAACGCCATACGAAACTTGGCGCACTGCGTTTCGTGAATGCATAAAATTAGATCAACAAAAAGACATCGAAAGTCAGTTTAGACTTAAACAATGGTACACTGTTGGTAATGGAGAATTTGGTGATTGGAGCAAGCGTGGCGCAGAAGATGCACTAGAATTTATTGGTATGGGCGGAGACCTGCAACTAAGTTTTGAGTGGACTTGGCTCAAAGAACATTTTGATATGCTCTACAACAGTTGATGCTTCATCCAAAGTAGTATAACTATCGCAAGGAATGCTTAAAAACCTTTCACAATTAAGTGTTGCTTGTGGCATGTTTGCAAGCGGCTCTTCGTATACATCTTTGCATTGTATATTTTTTAGTATTAGATGCGTTTTTAAACAACTTTTTTTGTCAGTGGCAATTACAAATTTGCTTACCATTCCTGTTGGATCAGTAATACAATCAACCAAGTCTTCCAGTTCTTCTGTATAATATTCTGCAAGTTCTCGGCGACGACTTGTCCAGTCATCAAAAAATTCTAGTTTTACTAGTAGTTCAGCACAATCACGTTCGCTCATTATGCTGTTTCCGCCTGTGTGAATATCAACTTGGCCATGCCTGCGTAACTGTTTTACACGTTCAATAATATCACTGTCATTACTTACAACTGCGCCGCCGTTGCCAAAGTTAGGTAGACTTTTTGTAGGATCAAAACTATAACTTGCAAACTCGCCTTTAAGTGGCAATCCAAAATGTTGAGCACCATCTTCGTATACTGCGATGTCTTTGGGCAACACACAGTTATTGCCAAACAATCCAACCCATATTACACTGTCTGTTGTTACACTATCAAACTCAACACAACCGTTTGTTCTAACATCAGCAAATACTATGTCCATGTCTGCACGCCGGCAACTGTTTTTAGTAGCCTTAAATGTTTGTGCTGGAATAGTTGTTGAGGTTGTTCCTGTAGCACGAAGACCATACATAAGTGCATCGCTGCCACTGCCCACTACGCTACAGTATTTTGCATTTGAACGTTCTGCCAACTCTAGTTCTAATTCTTGTGTCCATCTGCCTAACATTACTTGACCGCTAGTGAACACTCTTGCCTGTACTTGTACAAGAAAAGGCATAAGATCATTTGCCAAGCGATCAAGATTTACTAAGCGTATCATCTAATCCTCTGCGTAGATTAAACTGTGGAACATATTCAAGTTCTTCATTTGCTTTTGTTATGTCCAGCGCACCACGTCGTGGATAGTTAGCAGGCTTTGGTTCACTTGTGTAGTTAGGTTTTGCGCCTAACTTTGCGTACAGCATATCTGTCATAGCCTGCAGTGTATGTGATTCTCCACGGGTAATGTTATATGTTTCAACCTGTGGTTTTAGATCAACTACACGTTCTAGTCCGTGTACAATGTCATCAACATATGTAAAGTCAAACAAGTTGTCTGCACCTTGTAGTGTAATCTGTTCGCCCTTGCGTATTTTATTAATAAACAAGTTTACAACCCTGTTAGGCTTGTCTTGTGGGCCGTATACAGCACTTGGACGTACAATTGTCCAGTTGTTATGAAACTGTTTTACAATACCCTCGCCAAGCAATTTAAGTTGTCCGTATATGTTTGTGGGTGTACACGGATCAGTTTCAGTCATAGTTTCCTTAGTCCATTCTCCATATGCCATACTTGAACTCATAAAAACAAAATGACTTGTATTATATTGCTCTAAACACATATGTAAACCGTGTGTCATTGTACTATAAGCAAGCATAGGATTGTTAATAACTGCTTGAACGTTAGGTTCGGCTGACAAAAATATTACAGTATCGTAATATCCTTGCGGCAATACATTTCTGTTAATGATGTCTTGTCCTGTGGTTTTATCAACAATTTCACAATCATAACTGCTCAACTGACTGAAGCGAGATCCAATAAATCCCGCTCCGCCAATAAGTAAAACTTTATTCTTCATCTACTGTTTCTGGTTCTTCTTTAACAACAAGTTTTGCTTGTTTGCTTACAATAAGTTGTTCAATTATTTCATCAACATCACTGTTGTTTTCTTCCATGTAACGAATAGCATCTGCTGGTGACTTTGCAAGTCCTTGCCTTATTAAGTGACGTGCAGCCAGTATAAAATGTATTTTTTGAGTACCCAGTTGTGCTATTGTTTCTTGAGGATGCTTTGCTCCCATTTTATTACTCCTTAAAGAGTTTCTGCGAGTGGAAAGATTTCTGCGATAACTTTTGCACATTCTTTAGCAATTTCCATGTGCTCTTTTTGTGTGCCATGCGCACTACGCAATTCAATATAGTGTACCCAACTGCGTAGAGTACCGTTCATATACAAACGGGTCTTTGTTAGTCCTTCTGGAAGAACTACACGGGCTTGCTCTTTAGCAATATTATTCTTAATAGCCCATTCATATGCTTTTGCTGCAGCCATTACAACTTTATCTTGATGTATACGCCACTGTTTATCAAGCTCATCATCATCAACTTCAATACTGTTTTGTCTATTTTTGACATCCTGCAGTCTTGCTTCTCTGCTAACAAATTGCATGTCCTCAACAGGATTAGCATAACGTTGACTAAACTCTTGAAAACTAAAACTACGATGACGCACAATCTGATGTGCAATGTCACGAGTAGTTTCAATTTCAAGACAAGCACTGACCATTTCTAATGGACTCCAATGCTGATGTTTAACCAAGTACCTAATAAGTTTTTCACTTGTTTCAGTGTTTATTTGTGCGCTAGGGTTACTTACTCTTGCACAAAATGCAATAAGTTCTTGCACGTTATCTACACCTTCTGCTTCAAAATCTGGAGCAGGGGTGCTGTAACTTACTAGTTGTACTTTCATGTTATGCTGTTGCCTTTGCTGGACGACCACGTTTTGCTTTTTTAGGCTTTAGTGCAGGATTAAGATCCTGTGCTTCTTCCATTAGTCTAGTTGCTTCTGCTTCCAAACTCTTCATTTGTGTGCGCATCTGTTCTGCCTGCTTTACAAGACTTGCTGCAATTGCTTCGTCAGTTAATAGGCCACTTCCGCCAGTTGCTTCCGCCGATGCCGTAATACCTGCTGCCCTTTTATCAGGATCGGCAAGTCCAGCATTAGCATCCAATTCAGCAAGTTTGCCTGCTGCTTCACTGCCTGTGTCCAAGTCACGAATAATTTTATTAAGTTCATCCAAACGAACACCTGGGTTGTTTGGCTGCGGAATCATAATAATATCCTGTGTACGGATTTTTTTCATAAAGCGTTCATTGTGCAAAGTATTTAGAATAGTCTGCCCGTTAGTGCCTGTAATGCCATGAATAGCATCGCCTAGGTCCTTTGCTGCCTGACCTTTTGTGCTTTGGATAGCGTTCATTAGATCATCATGCAGAGTTTGTTGCAATTGATCTGGATAAACAACCAATGCCATATGGTCTTCACCTGGTACTTCACGAAAAATTACTGCAACCTTTAGGTCACCTTGTTTACCTACATGTTTAATCATTGGATTCTTCTCCTGGCAATTCGCCCATGTCACCATCATCTGCTACTTCTGGTTGTTGTACAGCACCATTTGCAATTAGAAAGTTCATTAGGTTGTTATATAGCATACCACATGCTGCCATTTCATTTGCTTTAATGGCACCACGGTTACTTACAACTTCAATAATGTTAGCCATTAGTTTAAGGTCATTTACGCCCAATTGCGGCGCACCTTCTACCGCGGATTCTGCAGTTTCCGCTGGCATGTTTTCTTCTTCAGACATTCGAATCTCCTTGTGTCTTTGATATCATTACTTGTATTGTATGTGAAATATGTCTTTATGTCAATAATATTTATTTTATGTTTGTGGCTTACTAAGTTTTTTCATAGTGTGTGCATCAATTGAAAATCCAGTGCCGTATCCAATTATACATGCTTCATCGTCACTTACTTCACTAAGTGCCCATTCTTTTGTTTCAGGATTGATTCCTAAAAATACATATACACTTGCCGGTGCTTCTGTGTTTACACTATTTGCCAAACCGTTACCACCAAAGGTAAGTTCTAATCCTTTGCTTCTAGTAATAGAACTGATCTTATCCACAGTTCCACATATCACAGGCTTACTAGCCCAGTCAGGTTCAGATTCATCTGCAACCGCTTTGCCAGTAATAAAACCGCCTAGGAGTGCAAAAAGACAAAATAGTAAGTAGTATTTCATATAACTATTTAGCCTCACTGTAGTAGGCATGGTTGCCAAATGGTGGAACAATATCCTCACTGCCGTGAATAATAAACACAGTATCGCAGTAATCTGGATCGCCCCAACTGTTCCAAGGGTAACCATCTGTGAACATAATAAAACGTTCTGGACGGATTTCATTTTCTTTCATAAAGGCCCAGTTAGCATCAAAGTCTGTGCCGCCACCGCCAGTAATAGCGTAGTCATCAAACTCGTCAATGTTCTGTGGTGTAAACTCGCAGTAGTTGTAGCACTGTGTATCAAAGCACCATACTTTAATCTTAAAGTCCTGGAACTGTTCCATAATGCCGCGCACTTCTGACAACATCTCCTTGCCCATTGTGTCGCTGATACTGCCACTCATATCAAGTGCAAGTGCAATGTCAATAGTTTCTTCTGGAGTCTGACCAGGCAGTGCAACATCACTGAAGTAGCCTTTTTTGCTACGAGCCATGAACGAATAGTCACCTTTAAGTGTGCTTTGAATACTCATGTTAAGCAGTTCTTGCCAGGGCATTTTAGGCTCTGTGAGATCCTTAATAATACGTTTTACGCCTGCAGGCATCTCGCCAGCACTTGCACCAGCGGCACTTTGTAGTAGACTTTCTTTGATCTGATCTCTGATCTCTTGTTTTTGCTCTTTGCTGTATTTAGGCTTGCTTTTACTAACAAGGTTACCGTTTGCATCTTCTTCTGGCTGTCCACCATCGCCTTGTCCGTCATCTTCGCCATCCAAGTGTTCATCTAACAACTGGTCAACTAGATCTTCAATATTGATCTTGTCAGCGTTCTCATAGAGCATGTCATATACTTCTTCCATGCTCTTGCCATCATACTTGCGATCATACAGTGCAGGCACAGTAGTAATAAAAGTACCAATACGATTGTCTTTCAAGTCTCTGTTTACGCAATAGTCTGCGGCAATGTTAGATAGTGTAGGATTGTGTTTGTTCTGCTTGCTACGACCAAGGTGATCATATACATTGTGCAGTACTTCATGCCCAAACAAGAAGATAAGTTCTCCTGGCTTCAGCATAAGAATAAACTTTGAATTGTAGTAAAAATACTTGCCATCTGTTGCGGCTGTGTTTAACCACGCATCAGCGTTAACAAGTGGGAGACGAGTAGCCATTGTACCAAACCAACTGGTCTTGAGCAACATCTTTACACGGGCAGTAGTCAGTGCCTCGCGGGCCTGAAAGTCCTCTTCGGGCACTGTTTCAAAGCCAACTGGAAGGTCAATACCTTTTTTGTTTTGTGTACTTTCTGGCATGCTCGTCTCCTTTGTTTACTATTTAACTATAGCACTATTACAGGATATGTCAACCTTTTAGAACAGATCCTGTTCAGTTACCGGAAAATATGGAACGTAGTTTGGTACAGCAACACCCTTGGCTTTCAGCATTGCACAAATAAACGCAAGCATCTTTTCGTTTTTATGACCCTCGTGGCTAATACGATTACGTTCTCCTTCGGGTTTATCTGCTTCACCCTTTCTAAAGTGTACCTCATAGATTTTCCTTACACGGTCCCAAACCATATTGCCATCAAAATCATCACCTGTTACACTGCGACAAACCATAGCAACCTGTTTAATGTACCTTCTATCCAGTTCCATTCCGCTGTTTACACACTCATGAAAGAAGTTGTACATAGCAGGAACTTCAACACCAAAAGCAGGTCTGTTACTACCATTTAAACCATAGAACCATTGTGCAAAGTACTTTGTTACTAGATGTGAAAACGTTGGATCCAAGATCTCTTGTGTTCTTGTAAGAGCGCCAGGCTTATCCATTTCTCCTCGCCGAGGATTTGCAAGAAACATAAAGTTATCTTCAAGATGCTGTTGTCTCTGTTCTGCTAGTACATGTGATTTTACCTCACTGCCAGTGTCTCTACGAGCAAATACACCCTGTTCATGCATGTCTACTGCATCAAACAGTACACGACCTTCACCGTTCTCACTCATTAAAGATTCTCTTGCTTCTTCAATAGTAATACCATCAGTAATGTTAACTGGAATTTGTACTTCACTAGGGTTTAATTTATGTACCTGTGTGGCAATCAAATACAACATAATCAGTGTATGCTGTCCGTCCCAGCACACAAGGTGCTCTTTACCATTTGGGTCAACCCAAACAAAAACTTTGATTGGCTGTACTTTATACCAACGGTAGTTACGGATATATTTCTGAATTGCTTCCATAGTTGGAACACGTTGCAGTCTCATATCAATAACAATGTTAGCCATAGTTTCTGTAATTCTACGATTTGCTAATTTGCTATAGAAAAACTCAGGATCCTGCATTTCCTCATAGCGCATCTCAAATTCTAGAAGACTGTCTTCTGTACCAGCCCTTAACCGCTGGTTACTTTCACTGAGACCATAAACATACTCAATACGATCATTGATACTACTAATTGTTTTATCAAGTGTGTTTTCAAAAATTTTATTACGCTTTTGTGCATAATGCACTTCTTCTTCGGTAGTGTTCATTACTTGAAATCCCATTGTGTTTTTCATTGGATATGCCATTCTCTCTACTCCTCAATCGCAATATCAGCGGCGTGTAACCTTGCAAAGGGAGAATCGCCGTCCTTCCAGCCCTCTGTCATAACAGTCTGTAACTTTAAATACTTGTCAATGCGGGTTGCTTGTGTAGGTGTAATATAAACAACCTTGTGGTTACGCATTACAAAATCAAACATTGTATCTTCACTAGCACCCTTTGTACACATGCGAACAAGTTCCTGTGTCATAAAGTCAATAGGCACAACATGCTCGCCCCAAGTCAATCCCTGTTCACTGTCGTATCTGTTAACTTCAACTTTGCTACGCAAGCACTCATACATATCACGCCCTAGTGCGCTTGTATGACCCCGCTTGACTGCACTGCGTACAGTGTCAACAATGTGCCAAGTACCTGCTTCCAGTCCACCATTTACTTTCCATGTATTACCAGTGCTATCTTCAAACTCAGGTGTTGATTCAATACAATCAACAACTTTAAGAAAGTCTTCTGCCAAATTTTCGCTAAGAAATGTTGGAAACATTGGGCTACTAACTTTACTATCTGCAAACATTCCTTGTTTGCGAAGTTTGTTCAACAGTAGTGTATTGTTTGTTTCTCTTGTAGGGTTGTTACGATACGCAATACGGATACCAACCTCTCCTAATTTAATCAGTAATTCTACATCATAATGAGATTTTGAGGTAGAATATACAGCACGGAGACGTCTTGCTTGGCCATCTTCAAACAATTTTAGTGGAATATCCCTAGTAGTAAGGATATCCACACAGTTGCGTAATTCTTCTTGCGGTGTAAGTAACATCTAATTCTCTCTACAAATCCAACTTATAATTAAATATAACATAGATTACAGAGTTGTCAACCTTTTTTAGCATTATATACAGGAAACTCTGCATACTTTGCTCTGCGCTTGCCGCCTTCACTCATACCGTGACGGAAGCCAACTACTTTACCATTGTCTAGTTCAACCCAATACTTTACATCTTTTTCAGGTCCAGGCCAACCATACTTGCCCACATTTACTTTGGTAATCATATTTTGTGCATACTGCTTTGCTTCAAAATCTCTGTTACGATACTTTGGCAAGTCCCACCATATGCCAAAGTCGTCTTGTAATGTTTGTTTTTTCAAGTACATGGATTAGTCCTCATTACTTGCAGCAACATACTTGCCAAAGCGATCATAAAACTCATCAAAGTGCTTGAGCTTGTCTGGTTGGAAAGGCAAGTTGTACTGGTTAATAGCAACACGACAACCCATAACAGTCATCTCCGTGGGGAAGAAGTCCATCATAAAGCGGAAGAAGTTATCCGCAAGTTTGTGCCACGCATCAACATCATCCTTGCCCATCTTCTCGAAAGTATCCTGCAATTCGTAGCACATACCAATTGTTAGTGCATACTGTGCAGAGATTTCTTTTACTTTGCACTCTTTAACCTTACCAGCAAGGATATCACTTGGAAGCGGAAGGTCTTTTGCAAACTTGCGGTGATTCATAAACTTTACAGCAATGCCTTCACCTACTGTACCTGCAACCAAGTCTGTAAGTTCTGCATCACGGATGTCTTCATCCTCACAGAACTGGCTTACAAAAGTCCAACTACGCGGTGTAGCAAAAGCATGTCCACTTGCACGAGGATCAAAGTCAAACAAGTCTGCTTTAGCAAAAGAAATGTAACCAACTACATCTTCATGGATCTTGTTAGCAACAGCCCAATCCAACCATGCTTCAAAGTCTGCACGGATTTCCAAGTGTACAAAACGGTTAGCAAGCGGAGTAGGCATACGATATGTAACACCTTTATCACTCTCACGGTTACCAGCCGCTACAATCTTAACGTTTTTAGGAAGTTCATACTGACCAACCTTTTTGTTAAGTATTAGTTGATAAAGCGCGGCTTGCACACTCTGTGCACCACTGTTAAGTTCGTCAAACAGCATAACAATTGTGTCATACTTTGCTGCTTCTTCTTCTGTAGGAAAATCCACAGGAGGTAACCAAACCATTCTATTGTTTGCTAGGTCTGGCGCAGGAAAGCCTCGCACATCTGTAGGATCCAGCAAACTAGCACGAATGTCTATTAGTTTTGCTTTACCAAGTTCACCACTATCAACAACGTATTGGCACATCTCTGACTTGCCAACACCTGGAGGTCCCCAGAGGAAAAGTGGGCGATCTTTTTTAAGCGCACGAATTAGTCTAGTAACTGCTTGTTTTACAGTAACGGTTCTTGCATCAACTGCTGACATGTTTTAGTCTCCTCTAAAAAATAACTTACTATACAAACATAGCATCTTTTGCTAGATTGTCAACCTTTTTCATACGACCACTGCGAACATTTTCTGCACCAAGATGCACATATAGATTACGCATCTCCATCATAGTTTTACTATCCAAATGTTCCCAAACTAGGAGTTCACCATCTTCGATTTCAACTGCCAAATAATACATTATCGTGTTAACCAATCTGTAGGAATGTTAGCATCGCACAAACGCTCCATTGCGTCTGCATCACATTTGACCCAAAAGTTAGGATCATCTTTAAGGAATACCCAGCGTTCGTCGTGCATTTTACGACCTTGACCTAGGTTAAATGTTTCATTTTCACTGCGCATACGCACTGCATCATTGCCGTTGAACTTGCCTTTTGCGTTTACAGTCCAAGGATTACCATGCTGTTCTATGCGATTCTTACCGTGGCGAGATCTACCCTCAAGCCAAACTACGTTGCCCTTTTCCATTATATGCGAACCTCTTCAACATTGAAACTAACAACAGCATCATCTTTAAGGATGTCTTGGATAACACTATCCAAACCACGTTTAGTATGCCGTGTAGTTTCCCAGGCATCACCATTTTGCATTTTTGCTGTAATTACAAACTTAAACATATCTCACTCCTCAAAAACAACTTACTATTAAACATAGCACGTTTAGAGGATATGTCAACCTTTTTTAGTCTTTTTCTGGCTCAATTGTATGAAACATGGTAAACGTAAAGTAGTCTTTTGGCTCGTGAAAGCGTATATCTACACCCAACATACTCCAACGTATGCTCCAACGGCTACCTTGTTCACCAAACTGTTTAGTCATCCATGCGAGAAACTTGCGTTTGTCTTGTGGATTATCCTCTACTTCAGCAGTCACAATCCACTTCCAATGAGTGTCTTCTAGTTCTCTGGTTCCCCAATGTTTAAACTTTGTGTGCATTTATAAATTTCTGAAAATCACCATTGTACATAGTAAGTGCAAAGTGTGTCTTTTTATCAAACAGCATTATTGTTCTACTACGTTTTTTTATATCTCTTATATAATACGGTGTTTTGATATATCTGTCAAGATCTAAAAGAAAGCGTCCACTGGGATCAACTTCTTCTATGCTTATTTCATAGTATTCTAGTTGTAGTCTGTCAACACAGTGTAAGCAACCTTTTTGTGTTAGTCTAAAGCCACCGTCACGTCTGGCGTTTTGCCACCAGTTAGTATATGCTATGTCGAATGTTGGTCTAAGATGAAACTCTCTGGGATCATTATCTATAAATGCTTGTGTGTACTGGTCTTTAGTACGCATGTCATGGGTAAATCTGCTTACCCTTGTCTAATACAACAACTGTAAACTGATCTGTCTGAAACTGTTTATTAAGTTTTTTTGCTAGGTTAATAGCATGTCCTGGATTGCTAAAGGATACCTTTTTGTATTTAGGTCCTGGATAACTAATAAGCATATTAAACGTTTTAAGATTGATTGGTTTTTTGTCGTAGTAGACAGCCCAAATACCTTGACTTGCAAGTACTTGCTCTGCTTTGTATGTTTCTTTTTCAACTTTTTCTAAGAGTACAGTAGGCTTAGGACGACTCATTATTATATCTCACTTTATAATATGCTACTATTATTTAGCAAGAAATATGCGTACTTTACTAAAAAGTATCCCCGTCCAACTGAACTTCCACTACACTATCTTGTGCTTTCTGTAATTCTATTACAGTATCCTGTAGTTCTGTAATGTACTCTAGTAATCTTGTATAATCATTAGCAATACCACGAGCATCCTGCGCATTAACAGTCAAACTATCTTTGCGCAGGTTTATACACCCGTGTGATAGTCTATCTAAATTAGGAAACTGAGGTTTAGCCATTTGTTTGTCTTAGTGCTTCTGTCATTTCAAGTTTTGTTTTAAAAGGACCAAGATAACTATTCCTAGACAATGTAATTAGTTTAGGACAACTAGCAGGAACCCAACCATGCTCAAACTGAATACAATACCAGCCTGCACAAAAGAAACTTTGACTGTCTGTTGTTTTTGTGTACAGTGGCAGTTTGCGTTTAAGATCAAAAATTGAATTAAATGGCCGTGTTTTACAGAAATAACCATGTACGTCATATTCTTGTTTTTCTTTATTAACAAGTTCTTTGCCTGAGAAACTAACACTGATCTTTTGTGTAAGTTCTTCTAATGCTTTAAACGTTTGATTCTCACTGCCAACTTGTAGTGTAACACCATTTTCATTGCTGCGAATAGTGCCTACTTTTTGACCATTATCTTCTAAAATCCAAAACTTATCTTCTAGTACAGGTTTAGCCACGAACTCCATGCTCGTCCTCCTTGTAATTAGCGTTTAACCATAGTGCAAATTGCTGTGCATTTTCTGCTACACGTTGCATGTCCCATTTACCGCAGAACTTCATAAAGTGTGCGCCTACCATGGGCTTGTTCTTTGCTACACTATGTTCACGGATAATATCATCTACATAGTCACGGATCTCTGTGGGCTGTGCAGTCAGGTCTACCAGTGTAACATTGCGCTCATAGTCGTCAAGTACACGGTGTTCTACACCATTGTGATCTGTCCAACGCTGTAGCATTAGGTTGTTCCAAGCAAAGCCTTTAGTTTCTTTGTCAGCATATGCTTCCAGTAGTCCAACCTTTTTACTACTGCCTTTTTCACGCACACCAGGATATGCACTGAACACATTGTCAGTAGCATCGCCTCGCATGCACTTTTTAAACAACTGATAGTCAGGTGCAGCAGGAACTTTTTGCTCGCCTGTTTTCTTATCTAACACAGGCTTGCCTTCATCATTTACCACACCATCAATTTTAATAAGTTCATTAGTAATACCGTTATACTGATGCACTGTAGGACTAATTAGTTGTACAAAGTCTGTGTCACTGCTTACAATAATGTGTGTATCCTCAGGATGCAGTGCAATAAAACGTGCAATTATATCATCTGCTTCTGCAATCTCACACTTCATAGCACTACAGTTTGTGCGCTCACCAATAAACTTTAGGAAGTCATCATATGCCTCAAAGAACAGTGCGTCCTCTTCTTGCTCACTAGGGCTCTGTGCTGCTCGCTTATCAGTTCTATTCTTCTTGTATGGAGTATAAAAGTCCTTGCGCCAACTACGTCCTTCAAGGGCAAATAACACATGATCTGCATTAAACTTGCGATAACACTTGTTGATAGCGTTGAGAGTAATATGGATAGCCATGCCAATTTTAGTTTCAGCATCGCCTCGCACTACATGTCTAGCACGAAAGAAAGTATTCATAGTATCTACAAGTAAGTAGGTTGCCATTAGTTTCTAAGTCCTTTGAACTCTTGTTTAACTTGTGTTATTATACTACGTTTACTTGGTTGTGTCAAGTCAGTTTTTGTATTGTATCTTGCAAGTATTTGAGGAAGTAAGTGTTTGAACCAAGCAGAATGTGCTTCTATTCCAAAATGTTGGCCACCATTCACAGTCTTATAACCAAGACCAGTGAGATACTCGCGATACTCCAATTGAGTCCTAAAGAAGTAATGTTTAATATTTTGATCGTCTAATTCATTGCTGAACTGTGCAATACGTTCTCGCCATATCTGCTTTTTGCGAGCAAATTCATCTGGTGTTTGTTTTACTACCCACTCTCGGTATTCTTCTTCCATACTTTCTGGCACAGAATCTGTACCACTTGCTGTAATTTGTATGTACCCGTCTTGATATGGCCATTCTTCTCTTTCCGGTGTTGTCCATCCAATGATAACAAACAGTTTGCTTTTATCCTGTGTTTCATTTATAAATTTCTGTGATGTTCTTATAATTCTTGCATTACTGCTTGCACTCTCTGCATCCATAAAAAAAGGCTGATTCAGTGCTTGTGCTATTTTATATCCAAATGTATGTGGTATTGCATCTGGATGCGCACGACTTCCCCATGCAACGTATCTTGCATCATCTGCAGCAAAACAATAATCCTTTACAAGTTCAGCACCTGCGCTATGACTATCTCCATTTACATAGATCACTTGTAGGCGTTCCTATGTTCGTCAATGTTCTCAACATTGCGTTGTGCTTGCTCTTGTTCATAACTTTCAAGAACAACATTACGACAAACATCCTGGAACCAGTTGTCAACAATGTCGTTATCTGTTTTGCCTTGATAGCCTGCACGAACTAGTTTCGCAACAAACAAGTCATTCCAATCAAGTTCAAAAGCGCCGCGTTCTAAACTACCAGCATCCAGTTCCATGCCCAGCACACTTACCCAGGGTTCGCCTGCTTCAGTAGCAAGATCTTTTTCACTTTTGCGAGGTTTTGTTTTTGTTGCTTTTACAGGTTTAGGGTTACCTAATACTGCTTTTTTAATTTTATCAAACATTACATTCCTGCTTTTCTTAGTTTTTCTATGTCAACTGGATGTTTCATTGCACGTTCTAATGGTGTTTGCGCTTTTGCTTCTTTGTGTATACGTTCAGGATCCAGATCCGCTTCAATGCCCATTGGATTAATGCTAGGTACCCCACGCATTTCCGAAGAGGCTGATGTGTAGTCTTGGCGTGAAGCGCCAACCTCGCTCCATGCAAAGTTCTGCGACTTGCTGAACATTGAGTGTATACTCTTCACTACGTCCGCCCAACGGCATACAATATACTGCACAGTTAACGTCTGCGTCACGGTATGCTTGAACAGCATCTGCAACTTCGTCCACATCCATACTATCAGCGACAACAAACTTGAGATAGAGTTCACTGTTATTAACACCAGCGTAATCGGCAACAATCCCAGGCTTAATAGCATCAGTTTGAGATTCTCCGCTAACTGTAAGTTTCGGGGAACAACTCCAAGTGACAGTAAATCGCTCTTGATTGTTGAGATAGTTTCTAAAGTCTTCCCTAAGGGATTGAGTAGCATTTGTTTCAAATGTGACATTCTTTAAATCCTTCATACGTGGATGTTCTAGTAGTTCTGCGTAAAATTTCTGCCATCCTAACAGTGGTTCTCCGCCTGTAAAAATGAGGTGTACGTCTTGACCGTTCTCCATAGTCCAACTGCCTTCAGGCGTGAGACTTAGTAAATGTTCTACAACTTCATCTACAGTTCTATCCATCATAAACTTTTTAAACTCTGGATAGATACTTGCATATGTATCACAGCCTGTGTGGATAATAGGCAAGTCATTAAACTTCTCTACTGTATTTACTATTCCACTATCCAGTAGTTCTTTGACTTCTGCATTGTGTTTTCCTTGTTCACTGCGCATTGGAGTACCTCTAGGAAGTCCAAAGTTCATACAACGAAAGTTACAACCGAATGTGCGTAGGAATACACTGGGTACTCCTACAAACTTGCCTTCACCTTGTACGCTGTAAAACGCTTCGCTATATCTTAGTTTCATACTAGTTCACTCCACTTACTAAGTTTTGCTCGCTTAACTTCTGCACGATCTTCTAGTTCTTGCCAACTAACAATATCCCATTCCTGAATAAGTTGCATCATGCAGTATACATCGCCGAGTTCTTCAACAAGATGCTCACGCTTTTTATCAAAGGTTCCCTGACGTAATATTTTACTGCATACTTGCACTAGTTCGCCACATTCTTCTGCAGTGATTACCATTAGTTGTTGTCTTGCATCTAGTTCACGCATCATCTGCAAAACGCTCCTTGCGCACATTCCATGGTGTATAGATAGCACTGTTTGCGCCATGCTCGCTGCACTCTGCACTTTCGCACTGCACACGCCCTGCTGTTTGATTGCGCACAAGTTCATCTGCAAACCGCCATGCATGTTCTGCAAACTTTTCTGCACCAACACCATCCATCACTGTGATCTCTGCAAGACCAAGTTTCTCTAAATGATAAAAATCTTCCATGTGAGGATCTTCACTGTCAATAACAACTTTATGATCGAACTGTTCCTCGAGCCATTGCTTTAATGGTTTTAGGCCACCAAAGTCTTGTACCCAGTTGCGATGATCCAATTCACTTGCACTAAATGTAAATTTAAATGCTAGACTGTATCCATGCAAGAATCTGCAGTGTGAATGATCTGCATGTGGTTGACGGAACACTGCACTAAGACCAATGTTGTGTCCGTATGTTTTTGTTGAATAATGTGGCATAATACCTACTCCTATGTTATAGGGCGGAATGTTTAAAGACGGACGAACCTAAGACGTCTAAGTGTATTTTATGATTTATTACGCATTTTGTCAAGATGTTTTTGCCAAGCATCCTGTTTAACTGCTTGAACTGCAATAATACAACGCAGTTCTCCACAAGCACGTTGAGGACCTTTTCCAATATGTGGATTGCTTCCATCAAACACAATAAGTTTGCCTGCTTCAAACTTACTTATCTCTGTTTTCCTTGTATCTTCTCTGTTATAAACAACAGTTTCACCGCCCCAGTTGTCCTCCCAACGACGGTTAAGATACAGTACGCCTGTCAGACTTTCACCTGGTACAAGCCAATCATCGTGGATATCACCATCTTGTCCGTATGTGTTACCAGCAAGCATACTGCGAACCATAATGTATTCATCACCGCAGATATCCAGGAAACGGTCACCAACTTCTCTTACCCATTGGTTAGCATCTTCTTTATACTCACCGTTAAATGTATCGTAAAAAGCCTGCCCCCACATTGGATATACAGTATCATTGTTTGATTTTTGTCCAAAGAACCAACGAGGCTGACATACAGTACTGCCCCAAAGATTTTTTAGCATATTTTCATCAACCCAGTCCGGATATTCTGTAATCAAACTCATTCTTCAATACTCCATTCAATGTCATATCCACCTTTGCGATCACTGAACCAATCGTCTTCTCTGTCATAATCATGATTGTTTACAAACTCATAAAACTCATCTGACTCTTCGTCATAGTGTTTTTCAAATGCTTCCATGCTGCCAAATTCAGCAACGATATCTTCATCATCCAGATCATATGTCATATGACTGTGTACACTATGATATTCAATCTTTTTAATAATCATTACCACCACTCCTCATAAGGAAATACAATCCATGCTGGATCTTCTGCTTTGTTAATTTCAATACTACTATAATCTACATCAAATTGACTTGGAACATTATCTATTAGTGCGGCAAATCTTAGGTTGTTTTCTAACACCCCCCAGTCATTGCGTATCCAAGTAAATGTTTCGCCTGTGTCATTAATATCATCAATAATTAGAATATTGGTTCCACATGTTGCTTCGTCTATTAGCCATTCGCAGTGTTCTTTTTCATCACCATCACGCATGCGCACATCCAGTGTGAACATTTTAATTCCAAGATAATGACTAAGCATCATAGCGGGCCACAAACCGCCGCGAGTAACACCCACGATAAAGTCAGGACGCCAATCATCCTTGTACATCTGCTGTACAATGTCCAAGCACGAGTGCTTTATATCTTCTTGCGTGATGTATCTTTTATTTGTCATCTGCTTCTCCCTGGGAAACTAGTTCCTCCACTCTTTTTTGCATATAAACAACAATAGGTTTCATAGCAATACTGTATTTCATTTTTTCTTCAGCAAGTGCAATTTCTAGTTTTAGAATTGCTATATGATTATTTGCCATTGAACTCTACTTTTACTCCCTGAGCAAGTAGTTCTGCTTTTAGCACTTCTACTCTACGTTCCATCCAGCCTATTGCAGTATGAATATGCCCTGTGTCATGTGGTTGTAAACAACTCTTAGCATACACTATTTCTTCTTCTATTGCAATAACTTTTGCTGGCTTACTGATCATCCCACAATCCTTGAAACTACTTCTGCAAGGAATGTGTATATAATCACAGCAAATGCACTCATACAAAAAGCCATTACTAGTATTTCTAATCCATCATGGCTTTCATACCAATCTAACATTTTTCTAAACATAGTGTCTCCTTAGAAGTTTAAGTTTAAGTTAATACCGCCGCGCTTTTCAATTTCGCTGACGCTATCTATTTTGTTGCGTAGTTCTGCAAATGCTCGAACATTACCTTGTATGCCCAGCATGTTTGTAACAGTGTCTACTTGTTTAATGCCAGTTTTTGTAATATCAAACTTGTAGTAGGTACCCAAATCAATCTCACGATCTGAGTTGCGGAAGTCCACTGTTTGTAGTTCTGTAATTACATTACCGTCCAATGTTCTGCTAGTAGGCACACGGTAAGTAAACTTTGCACTTTCGACTGTAACTGGTTGACTTACTGCAAAGCCCAGTGTATGTCCTTCAGTAGGAGCAAACTCATAACCCGCAGTAGCAGTGGTACTTATTACATTTTCTGCATCTACCATCATGCTGTTGTTCATATCAAAGTTTACACTGGTATAACCTATGCCAGCCTGTGCGTAAAAGCCACCGTTAGTATAGTTGTAGTTAGCATAGACTGTGTTACTGTCTGTAGTTGTACCAAGTGTACCTTGGAAACTATTGCCCAAGTAATGCCCAGTGCTGTTACCAACTCCCACTTCAATGTTGCTGTTTTCTGTTAATGCAAAAGGTACTGCCACATGTTGATCATTGTTCATGTAACCTGCAAAGTAGTTTATTGCACCCATTTGCTCTGCAACACTAGCAGTTCTAGTATCAACATCCTGTGTCATATCACCGAGGTCAATATAAAAGTCACGCTCGAAACTGTCAAGTACCATAACACTTGTAAGTGCCTGCATCTGACTTGCAGCAACACCCGCTACGTTTGCACCACCTGCTACTGCACTAACGCCTCCGTTGGTACGTCCTGTAGTAGGAATACCAGTAGCACCCACAGGGCGTGTAGCAGTGTCCATGTCCAACAAACCTTGTCCGTGAACGTTTTCATCGTAGCCTGCAATGTCCTTGTTGCCAGTTACCAAAACTAACTGTACCAAATGCTTGCCTTTCATGTGTGGCCACATCTGATGTAACACTGCAATAGCACCTGTAACAACAGGAGCAGCCATTGAGGTACCGCTCATTGTAACATAGCCACCATTTTCTGCTGTGCTAGTAATTGCTGTTCCGTTAGCCATAATGTAGTAGTCTTTGATCTTTGCGGCATCAATACACACACCGTTCTGCATAGTTGCACAAACTGTGCCTGCTTTGTTGCTTGAACTGTTAATCTTGTTGTTGTTTTGATCCCAGTTACCAACAACGATCATTTGACCATCAAGTATAAGGTTACCATTTGCATCGGTTGCTGTAGCCATCTGGTTCATGCCAGCACTGTAATCCCAGCCTGCATTGCCTGCTGCCTTAACAAGAACTTGCTCATCACCAAGTGCGGCTTTCCACTTTACTGCTTCATTAACAGCACCGTTGTAACCATGCTCACCATAGTACCAATGTGTGCTATAGTATACGCCTTCTGCTTGCTTTACAATGCTTTTGCGAAATGCACTGTCGTAGTTCATTTCTGCACTAACATTGATAGCAGCACTGCCCAGGCTTTGGCCCCATTCAGCAGCCTTAATTGCATTACTGAAACTATAACTGCTTCCACCAGAAACTTTTGCAATAGCAAGGTCTGCATCAAATGCAGCACCGTGCATACCAACACCATTTTTTTCAGCACCAGCAATACCTGCAACGTGTGTGCCGTGATTAGAACTAGTTGCTACTCCAGTGCCTGTAAAGTCTTTTGTATGCTTAATGTTGCCATCTAAGTCTGTGTGTCCAGTATATGCACCTGTGTCTGCAATCACAATAGTTGAACCTTTTCCAGTCCAGCCTCGGCTGTATGCTACATCAAAGTTACTAACACTGAGTTGTTTGTTGCTTATGTAGGCAAACTCATCTGTCTGATAATGTCCTGCATCCGCAACATATCCAGGAGTGCGTGTGCCCATGTCCGCATGGTCACTTTCTTCTACATAATCATCTTGTTTTTTGCCAGTAGAATCGCGAGCAATCTCTAAACGTTCTACTCGTTGTGTAGCAGTTGGATACTTTGTAACAGGCTCTCTGTAACGCAATGCTTGAAGTGTAAGTTCCTCAACAACACTACCATCACTGTATGTGGTTGTTGTATAAGTGTCTGTTGCATACACATGAGTGTGTGTTTCCGGAGTAATAAAAGTTGTTACCCTGTAAGTTACAGTATAGTCGCCTTCTTGTACACTCTCAACATCCGTGCTGTATATCTCTTCTGGCAATGCCACCTTGTCCAAACGTAACCAATACTCTGCTTCTGTGCGTGTTTCTTCACTTACAATTGTAACAACTTCTTCAGGAGTTTCTTCTGCTACTTCATCAACAGGCTCTTCTTCAACTGGCTCTTCCTCAACAGGAATCTCTTCTTCAGGAGTTTCCTCTACCGGCTCTTCAACTACTGGCTCTTCTTCTACAGGTTCTTCCTCAACTGGAGTCTCTTCTACTGGCTCTTCGACTACAGGAGTGTCTTCAACTGGTTCCTCAACTACTGGCTCTTCAGGAGTTTCCAGAATTGGCTTTTCTACAATACCTTTTTCATCTTTAAACTGTTCAACAGTCTTTTCACCTTTACCAATTGCTTCAGCAAAGTCGGGATCGTCATTTTGTGCAAGTTGTTTTAGTTCAACAAACGTGTCATTTTCATCATTGTATTCGCCACTGTCTACTAGTGCAGACCAAAACCCTTCTTTACCATCATAGTAAAGTGCTTTGTAACCTTTAAGCATATTCCATGCTTGCTTTAGTGTGTAGGTAGTACCGTTGATATCAACATTATACTTTGCAAGTTCTGCTGTATCAATGTTGCTGTTTGCATTTACCCATTCAAAAACTTCAACAGTTTCTTTAGCATCTACCATGCCATCCTGGGATACTTGCTGTATAACACTGGCAAATCCACTGCTAATACTGTTTGTATCTACACTGCCCAAGTTTGTAATTGTAATAGGAGTAGTTCCAGGTGTGCCACCACCTCCACCACCACCGCCGCCACATGCAGCAAGAGCAGTTGTACTAGCCAATAAAACAGTTGTAAAAGATTTACTTAACATTTGACACTCTCCTAAACCTCAACTTACTATTCATAATAGCACAATTTAAAGGTACGTCAACCTATTATTTGGTTATTTTATCCCAAAAACCGTACTTTTCTAACAGTACTTGATAGTCATCATATGCTTTTTTAAGGTCTGCGTGTTGCTCTCTAAGTTGCTGTTCTTTAAGATCTGCTTGTACTTTTACTACGTCTTCGTACACAGGATACCCATGCATGTCTACATTCCAAGTTATATTTTTAGGATCAATTTCTATGCTATTGTCATCTTCATCAAAGATATAGTCACTGCCCATTTAGTTTCTCCCATGTAACATACTTGTCTTGCTCTGTGAGGAACGCTGTATACATTTCTCGTAGTTTATCAGACTTTTGCATGATGTTCCAGTCCGGAGTACACTGTAGAAAATGCAACCATTCTTCAGGTTTAGGCATACCGGTACCGGGAATAAATCCCTCAGGATCGCCGCCTATAATCCAACGTTTGATATGACGCAGATCAGGATTTGTATATCTTGCATATACAAGGCCCGCGGCACGTTCATATACTAGTGGTTCGCCAGGTATGTTGTGATCAGGATTGGTATTCTGTTGCTGCATAAAACGGTACTCCTTGCTGTATTATACTTTTACTGCCACCTAAATAAGTCAAATCCATTGCAACAGCAATGGCAACTGGTGTAGCATGTAGTTCATATATCATATCAATGGCTGCTTGCATAGTGCCGCCAGTGGCCATCAAGTCGTCTATAATAATAACTCTATCGCCTTTGTTAATACTGTCTTTTTGTATTTCCATTGTAGCAGTACCATATTCAAGTTCAAATGTATTGCTTACTGTAGCACCAGGTAGTTTGCCCTGTTTGCGACATAACACTAGCGGACAGCGTGTCCTGTGTGCAAGCACACCAGCAAAAATAAAACCCCTAGCATCCAATCCTACAATTTTATCGCAGGGCATATATTTTAGCAAGTTATCATACATAAAGTTGTTTACAAGTCTTAAGCCTTCACCTGCACATAAACTTGCTGTGCATTTAAAGTCCACACCCTCTTTGGGAAAGTCCTGATAACTTCTAATGTATTGTTTAAGATCTAAATAATGTTTTATCATGGCATAGTAAACAGTGCGCGAACACCGTCCGTGGTAGGCTTTCTAGCAAACACAGTCCAACAATAAACATCTTCTCTGGCATGACCTTCTTGCTCCAAGAACTCTCTAAAACTAGTTCCTGTTGTATACACATCATCGCATATGAGAAACTTATGATTGGGATCGTCAGTACAGTATGCATTAAGTGCAAAACCCAAGGGCGAACCACCACGTGGAATACCAATTGCTGCCCTAAAAGGTTCAGTTTGATATTCCATGATCATTTTTGCTAGTGCAGCCCATTCATCATTTGATATAGCATCACACTCAATTTTCCAACTCATAGGAATGCCTGCATGACTGATAAAGTCTACTTTTTGAAATAAATCCATGTTAATAACTCTGTGCTAAACGCCACATCAAGTATTCCTTGCTTTCAATAGGATCATACTTGTTTGGCTCGTTACGCAAGTTCTGCACAATAGTTCCTGGTGTAGGATCTACAAAGTGTGGCATGCTGTAACGTGTTTGGTCAATGTGTGTGTTTACTACTCTGTGCTTGGTGCTAACAAAATAATCATTGGTCCAACGCTGTAGTAAATCGCCTATGTTAACTACGACACCATCTTCTGCATAGGGTACGGGATGCCAAGCACCTCCTAAATCCTGTACTTCAAGTCCTGGCACATCATTGATCTGCCATAACAGTGTGATGGTGCCGTAGTCACTGTGTTCACCTATACGCATCTGCTTGTCCTCTAGTGGACCAGTATACGCAGGGTAGTGAATTACTCTAGTAGTATTATAGGGTTTTAGATGTGCGTCTACTAGTGTAGTGCCACAGTCTAATATTGTATCAAACTTCTCTAATATCTTTAATGTAAGTCTATCTGCAATATCTATTGATTGCAGAGCAGTTGCTTTAAAACCATTTATACCAGTGGGCCATAGTTCTTCAGGCATTCTACTGTTGTTATAATTAAAACTTTCTTTAATATCTTTGGGGGCGGTTGGATCTACATTCTCATCGCCAACCATGCTATATCCCAAATTATTTTCTTTTTGATATTTGTATTTTTGTTTTGTTTCAGCATCAATATTAAAAAAGTCCTGCATTAGTTTCCACCATACAGTCATATCTGTTTGATCTTGCGTGTTTAGCGAATTGGTAAAGACTGCAAAGCCTACAGTTGTGTAGGCCTCGCGAATCTCGTCCAATACTGATTCACTTTTGAAATCTATAACTGGAATCATTGCGGAAGGTCCTTGTATCTATGTGCTTTAAAGCAACTGTTTTGTTCGCCTGTAATAAATTCGTTAAGTGGCTTTGGGTATTCTGCAAAGTCTGGAATAACGTATTC